GATGACGAAATAGTTACAATAACAGGGGATGGCAGTATCCCCAATGATTTGGCAATCTCTTTAGTCATTTATACACAAAATGGAGTGTACGATTTATCTATTCTAAACTTGGTAGGGGGGTTAGATGTTGAACAAACGATAGAACGTTGTACTACATCTACTTCGGGCAAGCTAGTAGAAGTACACACAAGGGGAAATTTGGATGATATTCCACTCCCTGAATCTGGCCTTACCTTGAGTGGTAATAAAAAATATAAAGTTTTATCTATTGGGGCAGATTTTTACACTGATATTGAAGAGGGTGATACCGTTTATGTTGATGATCTTAGCTTGAGATCAATCTCAATCGATGGGATTGATAAGTTTTTCTTTATTCACAAAGATAGAATATTAGGGTATTTAACAACGAGGGCTTAATATGCGTGGGAAGATTTTTAAGTTTGGTAAAGACGCTAGGGATTCATTATTTGAGGGAGTTGATGTCCTCTGTCGTGCTGTTACCACCACACTCGGTCCCAAGGGGCGCAATGTTGCGATAGATCGTACCTGGATTTCTCCCACCGTTCTCCATGATGGGGTTTCTGTGGCTAGAGATATTGACCTTTCTAAACCATTTGCAAACATGGGAGCACAACTTGTTAAAGAGGCCTCCAGTAAAACAAATGATAAAGCTGGAGATGGCACCACTACTGCGACACTTCTTGCCCACTCGATTATCAAAGATGGAATGAAAAAGTTAGACGCTGGAGCAAACCCAATGACACTCAAACGGGGTATTGACTTGGCTGTCAAAACTGTTGTTACCGAACTAGATAAAATCAAAGAACCCGCCGACTCCCAAGAACAAATGAAACAGGTTGCTACTGTCTCCTCTGCGAGCGAAGAGATTGGCACAATCGTCGCTGACGCCATGGAAAAAGTTGGCAAGCACGGAGTTGTAACTGTTGATGAAGGTAGTGGAATTGGTATTGAACTCAAAACCTCTCTCGGAATGGAAATTGACAAGGGCTATATCTCCCCCAAGTTTGCGACTAATGAAGAGAAGATGGAAGTTTCACTTGAAACTCCCTATGTCCTAGTTACCGATCAAAGATTGACCAGCGCTCAAGATTTAGTCACTGCTCTGAAACAAGTTACGGAAGTCGCTAAGCGTAGTGAGATTGTAATTATTGCTGATGGATATGATGAACCAGTCCTAGACACTCTAATTCTTAATAAATTACATGGTGGTTTAAACATAGTGGCGATAAGTCCACCAGCTTTTGCGGATAGGCGGAAGCAGGTTTTAGAAGATATTGCAGTAGTTACTGGGGCTTCATTTATCACAAAGGAGTCTGGATTAATTTTGGATAAAATTGAGATTAGCCATTTCGGTCGCTGTGAGAAGTTCTGGGCTGATAAAGATCGCTCTCAATTTATTGGTGGGGCTGGGCTTAAGAAAGACATTAGTGCTAGGGTTTCCAAGATACAGAAACAAATTGAAAAAGAGACTTCTGATTTTGAGAAAGACCAACTCAAGGGTAGAATTGCACGATTAGTCGGGGGAGTAGCCATAATTATGGTTGGCGCCCAGACTGAATTGGAGATGAAAGAGCGTAAAGAGAGGGTAATAGACGCTGTGGAGGCCACAAAGTCTGCTGTGGAAGAGGGTGTAATTGCGGGTGGCGGTATAGCACTTCTTTTCGCTCGTGAGGCACTCAAAGGGGTTAAGAGGGCTCTAAACAATGAGGATATGCGTAGCGGGGTGGATATTGTATATTCCGCGCTCTCTATGCCCATTAGGAAACTTTTGTCTAATGCTGGACAAGATGTAGATGACATCCTGGATAATTTAACGAACGTCTGGAAAGAAGATATTTCACTTGCTGGGAGATGGGGATTTGATGTTGAACAAGAGAAGTTTGGGGATATGTTTAAGATGGGTATCCTAGATCCAAAGAAAGTTACCAGATCCGCGTTGCAGAACGCTTCCAGTATTGCAAGTATGATTTTAACAACAGACTGCCTTGTGGCATTCGAGGAGGAAGATGATTTACCTACCAAAGAATAATTTTAGTGTCAGAATTGGCCCATATTTATATGAGGTAATATATTCCCACGACACTAGCTCTATGTCTGATAGCTATGCCAGTATCTCACATAATGACTTTAGGATCTTTATTGATCCAGATCAACCAGGGCAGAGAAGGATTTCTAGTTTCCTTCACGAAGTTTTTCATGGACTAATTGAGTGTAGTGTTTTGTATCGGTTACTAGAAGAGAAAGACCATAGGGTTCAAGAAGAAGATATTACAACTGTATTCGGCAACAGTTTTTACCAGTTTATGTTGGATAACAAAAAGTTATTTACAAAACCCGAGATAGATCTTGGCCCCGTCAAACGAGGAGTTGGAGTCTCTAAAAAATCCAAGCCCTCGGTTGCATAAATCACAAAGTATCCCGCGAATTTTTCCAGTAGCATGGTCGTGATCTACAACCCAACCAATTCCACCTGGCTCTTTATCTCCACACACTGCACATTCCCCCCCTTGTTTTCTTAATATGGGATCAAACTCTTTTGAGCCTATACCATATTTACCCATAAGCGATTTATCCCGCGCACACTCACGGCACAGATTGTTGAGCCCGCTTTTGCGGGTTCTGTCTTTTACAAAGTTTTTAGAGGATTTGGTTTTTTTGCACTTATAGCAATAGGATGTTGCGGGAATTTTAATCTTGCGACGACGAGAGAGTTTTTTACGATACTGTGAAGATTTGCTGGGCAGGCTCATTGGTTATGGCTCCGACTTTTCTAGGTAGGCGGCACCAAGTTGGAGGATAGGGGGGGAGTCTTTGGCGTGACCAAGCATTTTATTACAACTATCACACAATATTCCCCTTACTTTCCCAGTTTTATGGCTGTGGTCAACTACCCATCCTTTACCATTGGAAACATTATTTTGACAGGAAGCACAACAATAATTTTGATCAGCAAACATTTTATCCCATTGTTCTTGTGTAATGCCATACTTCCTTTTTAAATCCCTTTCAGACACCCTCTTCTTATTCTCTGGTTTGGTATACCACTTATGCCCCCACTCAGCCCCATACCCAGCCATCCTCTTCTTAACCTCTGGCTTAGCGCGGTACTCAGCCTGACACTTTTTACACCAATAACACAACCCGTCTTTATTTACTTTATTCTTTGAAAACCCCGCTACCGCCTTAACCTCTCCACACTTACTACACTTCTTAGTCTTGGGCAGGGCAGTGGGCATAATTAATTCACCTTATAATTCTTATTATAAGATTAAGTCAATCATACTACTCGGAATTTGTCAAGACTTACTTTCCATCAACCCAGTGATACCCAATGTTAAAATAAAATCCATCATAACCATATCCAACAATTTCTTCTTTGGGATAATTATAAATTGGCACTTTTTTAATGGGGATAAACAACTCTCTATGGGCAATATTTCCATTTGAGTCAACAGCTGTGGAAATGAAATATTTTTTTATAAAATTAATTATTTGCATTGTTATCCTTGGCGGTGGTCTTTAAAAAATTTTTTTGCACTCTTAATCTCAAGTGCATATGTTTTATCATTGCTCTTACTGTCAGTTATCCAGTCATATTTTGTAGATTGGAAAAATGGATCTCCATTCAAATCTACTGCGAAACCCCTAAATCCCCATCCAATAGAAATCCCATATTGTTCTGGTCCACAATCTTCTCCGTTGCTTTTCTGTATAAACCTTGTTATTGGAGCTAGGGGTAAAAATAATTCCCAAAAGCTTAGGTGATTATTTTCTTTATTTTTTTCAGATCTCCATCGGAGTAGTTTCATATATTTTTATACCCAGATATTTCTAGAAGTTTATTCCAAGCCCATATACTATTAAGATTCTCTGCCATCCAAATTAATATACTTACTTTTATCCTAAACATAATATAAACATATCAAACACTGGAGATATTGTCAAGACTCCTTCTGCGAGACCTCCCGTGTCCTTTATTTAATGAACGATATGTGGAGGTTAGAGAGTGGCAATTTGGACAAATCAGTTCAATATTTTCTTCTGTATTATTTTGCCAGTTACCATCAATGTGATTGGCTTCAATAGGTACTTTCCCAGTGGATGGATTAATCTCGGACCAACCACATCTCTCACATTTATCTCCTCTTTTACTAGTAAGATAATTTTTTACAAATGGCGTTACCACTCCGTTTTTTGTAAGTCCAGAAATAATCCCATCTTTCCAAGATTTTATTCTTTTGTGGTTTTGAGATAAAAACTGACATTTATGATTGCAGTATTTTTTCTGCTTACCACTTGCTAATAATTCTTTTCCACAAAAAACACAAAATATGGGTATTCTCCTACGACGGTTATTTGACTGAGCGGAACAACTATGGGAACAAAAATTATTGCCAGACTCTGGAATTTGAGATGGTGCTCTGAATATTTTCTTTTTACAATTAAGGCACTGAACTTCGATCATATTAATGAGTTTATCTCACTAATAATTCGAGTCATTTTGAGCCAATTGTAGGATTCGGACCCACGAGAGATTACTCTTCTTGTTTACAAAACAAGTGCAATCGGCCACTATGCGAAATTGGCATTCTCATTTCAGAAAAAGGCACAATTACTGTATTATCTGAAATGAATCTGCAGGCGATCAAGGAATCGAGCCTTGCAAGACAACGTTTGGAGTGTCGTCCGCGCCCAGCGCATCACCTAATTAGGTGGATATTATACTATACTCATCATTTTTGTCAACAAGAAACCCCTCTCTCGAGGGGCTCCTGTCTGTGCCTAAACACATTATATTATATTTAATCTTCTGGCGCAAGACCAAGGTTGCCAACCCCTGCGGTCAAACATCTCTTTTGCCAGTCGCGTATTAAGTTCTGGGTTATCCCAACCCTCAAACTGTGGCCTATTTAATTGCCATATCCCCCACGATGGGTTTCCTGTTATTTTGGCGTCTCCCCAATTAACTGAGGTTTTGTTAAGCCCGCTTTCGCACTGAGCGATAGCGAGTGCTGAGTCCGCGTGTATTCCAAATTCATTCCTAATTATTTGTACAATGCTCTCTCTTTCTGCGTCATCAATTACAGATACAACCTGGGCATTGATCGTTTTCGCTTTTACACTAGCAGGTACTAGTGGATTTATTTTGACGTTTTCATTTGGTCTACAACTTCTTCAATGAGTTTTTGTTCTGGCGTCAATTTCTGTTCTTCATAAGATTTTGCAATCTCATTTACTTTATTTTCGTAGTCCACTCTAACTATGCGGACGACTTCCGTATTGTTATAAGCAAACTGGATTTCCTGCCAACTATTATTCACCTTGTTGCAAATACCGACTACGATACTAATTAAAAGTATAACAACGGCAATCCCAAGTATAAGCGCGACAACCTTTATCCAGCGCATCTTTGGCGCTTGTTTTTCTATTTGTTTTTTCATTTATTTATTCACCTCCTTCCCCATTTTTTTGAGCTGTTAATTAGGCGTGAGATCAGTCTTGATCCCTGGCCCTTATCTAGTTGTTCAATTATTACCTGATTAACTCTGAATTTAGTAAGTAGTTCAATTTGTTGATCGGAGAGTTCCTCTCTGCGCCACCTAGCATTACTGCGCACCAGCACCATCGAGTCGGAATGTACTTTGGAGATGTATTGATCTGCACTTGAAATGGCGTCTTGGAGTTCGTCCCATATCCCTATCGGCTTGTCGGTGACTATGCGAGTAGTCCTATCGTATTCGTGTTCTGTCAGTAAATACTGCCCAGTGAGGTTTTTTTGTAGTATCATAGATTTGTTATTAGCAAGCCCAATGCGGTAAACATCCTCATCAAATCTATACCAGTCTAAGTTTGTGAAGGTTACAATCTCGTCTGGTATTTGTAGTCCAGACATTAAGTCTACTTTCTCGATTGCAAATTTAATTTTATCAATGTCTAGTATACCTAGATCAGCATTTGGCGCTAATTCGAGGAGTTTGTCTACACTCTCTTGTACTTCAAGTATATCTCTCCCCTTAAAGTCTAGTGCCCCTCTCATCCCAAGTAGGGATGAGGTAGTTTGTAAACTCTGTTTGTATGTATTATCAACAAAATCAATAACTGTCAAATATTCTTTTCCCTGGTATAGCCTTGTACCGCGACCAACCATTTGTTGAAAAAGAATACCACTCTGGGTAGGCCTAGCCATTAAGATTGTTTCAATAGATGGTTCGTCAAATCCCTCGGTCAATACCATACAGTTCACCACGACTTGTATCTCCCTCTTGGAAAATTTATCCAAGATGTCAGCCCTATTCTGGCTCGATCCAATTACATAGTCAGAGGTTATCCCAGTAGTATTAAAGTCTTTTGCCAGTTCTATTGCGTGTTCAACATTGACTGCAAAACAAAGCGCCTGTGTCCCGTTGGCTATATTCTGGTAGGCCTTGATAATCAGCGCGTTGCGGTCTTTGGTGTTTACCGCATCTCCAAGTTCACCAAGGTTAAAGTCCCCAGCAGTTTTCTTGACACTAGTTAGATCGGTGTCGGTGTTTATTCTCCAAGCCTTGATCCTAGATAACCAACCATCCTTAATAGCTTTTACAATTCCATATTCGTAGGCCACTTCATCAAATATTTTATCAATCCCCTTATTGTCATTGCGCGATGGCGTTGCGGTAACTCCCAGGAGTAATGTTGTTTTGTTCCAGTCCGCCTCTCCTCTTAATAGCCCGAAGTATCTTAAAACATTTTTATAGGTATCAGCAGAGGTATGGTGGCACTCATCCACTATTACCATCCCAAATTCTTTTGGATCAAATCTCTTTATTCGTTCTGATTGCTCTCTCCCAATCGTTGGCACACTTGCCACAATCACATCAGCCCCATCTTCTGCCCAGTCTGTGGCTTTTTCTATATCTACTTTGAGTTTCTTATCAATAGAAAACAATTTATCTTTGGCCTGTGTCAATAATTCCTCTCTATGGGCAAGGATGAGCGCCTTTTTGCCACTCTTTTTGACTAGGTTGGATATAAGTTTGGAAAATACAATAGTTTTACCAAGTCCTGTGGCCATAACCACAACTTGTTTGTTTTTACCCTTGATATAATTATTTCTAATATTATCAATCGCGTCTTGTTGGTATGGCCTCAATTCTATGTTCATTTTTGTCCTCATACCTCTTGTAATTAGCTAGTAACTTGTTATAATAAATAGGCAACCAAATGATCTCTTATCATTAAAATAAGCGATTATTATTGCCCCCCTATCGTTACTATGTTTACCGTAATTTGTGTAACAGTAACAAGTCGAGTAGGGGAGCAATATAGCCCATTTTACCTAATTTCTTGACTAAAAGTTCCCATATTGTGCAATACTAGCTTTCTAGTACCTCGTTGCACTGCCGTCATACATTCCCCGACTGATTTTTTACTCTCATGGGCATAATGCCTCATAGATACATCAGTTGAGTTGTAGTAGTGGTCAATACTCGCCTTCTCAAACGCGGTTAGCGGTTTACTTAGGTTCGCGGTTCTATTGTATAGACCTCTCCCCTGGCGCTTATGACCATTGTACTCGGCTAATAATGAGTTGAGTTCTCTCTTACCAAGAAACCTCTCAACAATTTTCATGGACAGAGTTCTTGGATTATGTTTTTGCATATTCTCCTTTTCATGTTTAATAATTATTATAGGCTATTCTCCTATAGCATTTCTAATCGCCTGCCAGTTTTTAGCCTGTTGGCGCGGTGACATCCCCGCTCGTCTACGCCATTGGGAGATCAAGCTTTCGCCGTTATTCCCCTCTGGGAGATCAAGCTCAATCCGTATCTCCTTAAGCGACTTTCCATCTCTATAGAGAGATAGGGCTTTTATAACGGTAGTCTGGCTATATCTTTTTTTCATTTTCCTCCTTTCGCTTTAGTTCTGCATATTCAGACAGGCAAACAAAGTTATTACACATAAATCTTGGTTCTCCCTCGTGACTAAACACTCCAGCAAACTTAGTAATGTGTATTGGTTTCTTGCAAAAGTAACACAAGGTTCTATTCTCTTTTTTCATATACCTCCATATTTAACTAATTCTCATTGTCGGGGGCATATCTGCCCAGTTACGCCCCCGTCGATGGTAACTAACCTTGACATATCGTCTTACATATCATACCATCTATACTCATACCTGTCAAGTTGTACTTCTTATTATTTTTGATGGAATACATCGCTCCCCCCTCCATCCTTACATGAGTAGTGTCCGTTAAATGCCATTCCTGGTTCATCATATTCCAATCTAAATGATAGTTCTGGGTATTGGCCAGAGATTGTACGCACCCATTTTATGGGAGGCGACCACGCGCTATCAAATTCATATTTCAATAGGTTGGCCTGATCTTTAATCAATTTATCCTCAACATCCCACTTAGTCCCCCAGTTGATTATTCTCCAAGAATACCATCCCTCGCCCTCATTATATTCTTTAGGCATTGGCACAAGATTATTTAGACAAAGCACGGTCTTTTCTTTTTTACTATTTACATCTTTCTTAAACTTGGCAACATCTTTTTTATTTCCAGTTACTCTCAAACTATTGTAGCACCAGTTAGGCATATTTATTCCTCCAGTGAGCCGTCAAGCCCATAAATTACTACTGTGTTTTCTCGATCTGATAGTTCAGCTACCTGCCATTCGCCATACATAGTGTTTAACTCCTCATCACTTGACACTAGCACCCTAGACTCTGGATTAAACAGAGATAGTCTTTTTTGTAAATCTTTAATTGTCATTTTCGTCCTCCTCTATATCAACTTCTAATTGATTATCGCAGTAGTCCCAGCCCTCAGCTTTCATAACCCTATCCTGTGCCTCCTCCTCGTTCTTGGCCTTTACTCCCTCATAGGTGTAGACCTCTTTTACTTTTACTGTATATGTTTTCATATTCTCCTTTCTTATATATTTATTGCCATCATATTCTGGCTCATCTGATCTAGTTCTGCAGATATAGAATTTCCATCGTCCATATACATATCATTCAGGTTTTCTCCGTAGTTTTTTAACATCTCATCAATTTTTAATTCCCATCCCTTAATTTCTTTCTTAATCTCCGCGTGATCTTTTTTCAGATCATATTCTTTCTGATATTTACCATTGTATGTCGGCATATTTATTCCTCCACATTTAATATAATTTTAGCTTGAAGTTGTAGTCCGTTCTTATCCTTTTTGACATAGACTGGATAGTTCCCATCCCCACCAAATCCACTTAGGTTTATCCCAGTCCCACCAGTCCCCGAGAATATAATCTCCTCTTGGGTGTTTTTCCAATTACATCTCTGTCCGCGCTCCATCAGGTTTTGATAGACATATTGATCTTTTCCCGCAACCCCTCCAACTTTATCTGGTAGCACATAGCATGGGTCAACTATCATAATCTGTCCACTATCCACAGTGCAGTATCCTACTAGTTCCCACTTTGATTATTTTAATATCCTCGTAATAAAGTTTCTGGCCTATTATCCCCCTTATTGTCTAGTATTTTCTTTATAATCTTTTTCGTTACACTCCTCGATTGTCATAAAATCGCCCCATTCTATGTCGGGCAATATATCCCAAATAACTTTATCTTTTGCTGTATCATAGTCTTTAGCCTTTATCGCGTCCGTAAGCTCTAGTGTTATCTTATAGTATTTCATATACTCCTCCTTAGTAATTTATAATTTTATCAATCTGACTTAACTGGTCTCCAGTTAGTGGTATCAGCGTACACACCATAGTCCCCGCGATCAGCGCTCTCTCATTCTCAGGCGTACCCCTTAGCGTTTCCTCTTGCCATTTAACTATGGCCTCAAGCGCCTCGCGCTGTATCACTGTCATTTTCATATTGTTTTTTCCTCAAATATATCTATCTTATAGTTATCGCTTTCGAGTATATGGCGGTAGCCTAGTGCAAAAAATAGCTGTGTCGCGATCTTTGGGTTATCATCTGCGACTGTGATAGTATCAATCACCTTATCTTTTACTATAAGCTGTGCTGTATAATTCATATTATTCTCCCCAGTTATTTAATAAATCTATTTCCTGCACTTTTTCCTTAATCAATTCGTCAATCTCCTCTGGTAGCATAGTCCCGCGACTTTCTAGTTGTTGTCGGTAGTCCTCTAGGTTTTTCTCTTGTACTTTATTCATATTTTTTTCCTTTTAACTATCCTTGTATTATATTATAAGTTGTTATACTTGTCAAGTATCAATCCCTAGCCTCTAATTGCTCTCCCGCGTGGCAAGTCTTACTACAATCGCGCCATAGCACCCAGCACCTTGTCGGCTCTGATCTATCGTGGTAGTTAGTCTGCACTGCACACACTATCCCTGGCATATCCCTACCTTTCAATCTCACCCGCGTTCTATTTTTCATTTAATAAATCTCCCTTTTCTCAAATATCCCCTCACCATCTTTCTGGCATTGATAGCAGTACACATAGCCATCAGCGTCAGTCCAGACCACCTTAGTTAATATCCTCCCACACACCGCACATCCCTCATTATTTGCTATGTCAAATAGCGTTTCATTCTCTGGGTGATCACTATCAAAAATACTCCTGGGTTCGTAGGCCGTCCCATCATATTCTGCTAGTTCTTTCTCCCAGTCCTTTTCAGACCACTTCATTGTGTTATATTTCATGGGTTTAAACTTCACCGAGGTTATAACTATAGACTTAGGCGTTAGCGTATAGACTATATTCTCTTTTATCGGGATCATTTCGTACTTAGTAAAGTTCTGGGACAAGATCGCCTGTAGTGGCAGGTTCTCACTGCTCCAGATATAACCATAACCAGGTACTTTGGCCAGGTGTAGGGGATTACCTGATCTCACAAGGTTTATCTCCCCTGGTTTTCTCTTGTCATACCAGACAATCGCAAACATCCCCTCTAGCTGTGCAAAAGCGCTCTCAAATCCCTCTTGATCTATCAACTCAAATATAACCTCACTATCCACCTCCACCTTATTGTTGATCGTCAGATAATTACTCACAATCCCATTATGCGCCCCAGTTATATTCCCCTTAGTAAACGGGTGGGCATTTTTGGCGTTGATCACTCCATGCGTTGCTAGTCTAGTGTGTCCTATAGTAATTGGTATTTCTGTATGGGTGGGCATTTCCTTTATAAAATCTAGCGCGCTCTCGGCCTTTTTGTGCGTGGTGATCTTAGCGCCACACCATGCCACCCCCGTACTATCCGCGCCTCTTTGTTGGTTGGCTATCAGTAGGCCTTTCAGCACCGTGACATGCTTGGCCGTTACCTTGTTTTTGCTATAATATCCACATAGTCCGCACATATTTTAACTCCTATCTGTATTAAAATAACCTATTCTCTCTGCAATGTATTTTTTAGTCGAGTTGGGGATGCGGATAATCTTAGCAATTTTACCAAGTAGTCCACTCGCCTGGGCGCGCTCCTGTAGTTCTAGTGATAGCGCCTTAATCTCTTTCTCCTGGTAGTGGTTTATCGCGTACTCAACTATGCACAAGTTCAGGATAGTCCAGTGTCTAATCTTATTCCAATCCGTTGTGCCACTATGATACCTTACCTCCACTGATCCCCTGTAAAATAGACTGTGCAAGTTCAGGCCTGTATAGCGCGTGCCTTTTTCATCATACTTGCTATTTTTCATCTGATTGCGCCTATCTTTGTCTGGCTCTTTGTACCAAATCCTCTCAAGTTTATCTAGGCCTCTAGTTATCAAGTCCTCATAGGTATAATTCTGGCGTAGTGGCTTGCAAAACGTACTCCCATATCGGCTCTTTGGTAACATGGCATATAGCAATGGCTCGACTGCATAATATGCCCGCAAGATCTTTGATAGCTTGGTCGGGTTATATCTCACATCTCTGGCGTCAATATGGATATGTAGCCCACAACTCCTAGTGGCTTGGCAACCATATCTGGATATAACTTTCAGGGTATCTTTGACTACTTTCTCAAACTTCGCTCCCGAGGCTGGCGGTGTCTGCATTTCGATCCCACTCTCGTCAAGCGATCCATCCTCACTCACCCCCACCACCTGGGGCAAATCATACGTTATAGAATATCTATCACTGCATTTTTCCACCTCAATCTCAACTCCCACACACCTATTGTGTACCATGTTTTTGGCGGTAGCGGATTGTAAAAATACACTACTCACACTTCTCTCCTTCACATCTCCGTAGTTCTCGTGCTGGTGATCATCATCATAACAGTCTTGACAATAACTCTCCTGACAGTCATCACAATACACCGAGTTATCATTGCTAATTACTACGTCACAATGGGCGCATATAGTATAATTATTAGAAAAACAGGTGTCGCAAACATAGCCACCATGATCATTCTCCCGACAATCATTGGTGTGAAAAATATTATCACAATCCTCACAAGTGATATAGTCATTATCATAGCAACTTTGACAAATACTATCCCCACTATCCGTAGTTAGTTTATCGTCTATTCTCCACAACTCCTGGCAGTCCTCACAAGTAAAAAACTTCTCCTCCAGACAAATCTCACAAATCTTATTTTTCTCTGGATCACTTTGCTCATGGCCTGGTTCAATCTCTAGTTCACACAACTGGCATTTTATTTTTTCTTTCATATTGCCCTCCTATTCAATTTAACTTATTTTATTATATCATAAGTTGTCAAGCGTGTCAAGCGCTATAGCAGTCCATTGATCTCATTGGCGCGTCCTCATCATAGTATTTATCAATAAAATCACTTGTGCTGATCTCTGGGTGTGCCTGCAAAAATAGCGCCAGATCGCCGTCCTCCTCGAGATATACCCTATCCCCTTGCTGATAGCTATAACCAGATATGGCCAGGCCTTTAATCTCATCTCGGCCTACCTCTAACCAACCATGCCCTGGATCATTGTGGAAAGTATATTTTTGCATATTTTTGCCTTTCTTTTATTCTCGACTATATCCATATTATATCATAAGTTGTCAAGCGTGTCAAACATAGCCTATATCTATCACTCCCCGCGCATACCTTAGCGCCTCGGCCTCACTCTCAAACTCTTGTGTCATGGGTATATCAATAATCCTATCACTCACCACCCACTTCTCCCCTTGCTTGGTTATATTGACATATCCCTGGTATTTCGGCTCTTTTTTCTTAAACATAAGTCCTCCTATCCTATAGTATTTTTAACTTCTCCCTCTCTATAGATTTCTAAAATAATACCCGTCCACCTCAAAATAATCATACATCAATTCGCGACTGGCGAACTCCCAGTCTATGCAGGTGTATGGCCATTGTGCGTCATGGTCTATACTCCCAAGCTGATCCGCCATATCCATTGCAAATTCTTTGTCACTCGAAAACTCTCCACTATAGGCCTCCTCGACTGCCTCGGCGGTAGCGTGCTCCGCGCCTATATTATCAATATAGGCCTGGTTCACCTCTGGCTCTAGTCCATTTTTCTCGGCCATTTCTTTGGCCTGTTTTGATATATCGCTCATTTGTCCCTCCTTATTATTTTATAACTATTATATTATAACATAAGTCGTCAAGATCGTCAAGTATCAATGTATCGCGCTATCTCTGGTGTGATCGAGGATGATACATACCACCCCGCGCCACTTCGAGCCGTAGAATTGATTGTACGGCCTCGATTTCCAGGTATAACCCAAAAAAGCACAAAAAAAGCGGGGATTTCTCCCCGCCTTTTCTCGCCACAGGCGTTATATGTAGTTTACGCGCATGGCCTTTTTTCTGGCCTCATTGCTTAGCTTGGGCTTTGCGCCTCCCGCGACTTGCTCGGCGTTGTCCACCCAGGCTATTTCGTGTCCCTCGGCTCTGATCGCCCGCGCCAGTATATTGCGGTGTTTGGCGGTGGTTCGACTATAGCGCCCTGGGTTCATCCAGGCTATGCCGTCCTCATCTATAACGGCGAGCGTCCAGTGATTGCCGTATGAGTACGCGACCGTCCGCGCCCCTACTCGCTCACTATAGATCGTGTGGCCATAATTGCGCGCCACCCCGCGCCTTGCTATGCGTTCGCAAGTTTCGGATATATTCCCGACTTGTTGTGTTTTCATATTTCCCCCCCTTTATATTTTATAATACTATAGGTTAGTTAAGTTCCTGTAGTTCGCGGTATAAGTTCACCTGCTGTGTGTGCGCTCGCTTGGCGCTCTCAGCACACTTGGTTATACTATCGAGATACACCGTCCCTCCGATTGTGTAGGGTTTATTCTCAATTGAATTTTTTTGTATTTCCCTCTCTATGTTCGCGAAGTCAGTTGTACAATCGCTCTGTATCTCTCGAAGTTTAACAATGTATAGTTGGCGCAAGGATTGCATAATCTCTAAGGCGGTAGCGCGTCCTATAGTTATTTCATCTTTCATATTTATCTCCCCTCGGCCTTACGGCCTATAATAATTTATTATGATAGCCATGCGACAATATCTTCCCCCAGGCGATTTGCGAATATCTGATCTAGCATTTCGCGGTATGTCATGGCCTCGACATCCTGGGTGCTATAACCAAGCACGTCTATATAATAGCCGTCAAGATCATTTTTTGTGACGGCTCTAGTTAGATTACTCATATTACCTCCTTTACTATAGGTCTTACGTCCTATAGTTCGCTTATATTAAGTTTAACGCCGTATTTTTTCAGACGCTCGGCTAGTTCGCGGTTATCGCGGTTCGCGCCCGCTATCTCGGCCTGTATGTCCTGATATTCGGGATCGTCCGCTAGTTCGCGCTCATCCCGTTCAAATAAGAATAGGATGGTTGTGCTTGCTTTTTCCATATAATTTCCCCTTATAGCCACTTATTGGCCTCCATATAACTTATAATGTATTATTACTTTACAGCTTTAGCTTTACAAGGCGGTAGCGGGGTGACCTCATTTTACTATGGGTTCACCCTTTTGCGCGCGTCCCTTTTTGGGTTTTTTGCTATTCTATTATTAAGGTGCAGTTAAATAGTAGCATAAGTTGTCAATGATGTCAAGCGCTTAGGTTGTCCAGATCACAAGCCACCCAATATACAGCCTATAATGTACAGCTACACCATGCCACCTCTGGTACACCACGTCATAAAAGATATATTGTGCGACATGGCGCATACAATCCCCCGCGGATAGCCTGCGTGCAGGGGGGAGAGGGGTATAATACTATAAGACGCCACATAGCCACGTCCTATAGTAAAAAGGGCACACCCTCCTGGCAGAAACGGGGTATAGGAGTAGATATATAGTACTGGATGCCTTCGGTGTTTACGTTGAAAAGTGGTTTTCCTTAAAGGTCGAATAAATTTTTCCAAATTTTTTAGGTTTTATATGGGGGGAGTAATATGGGGGTTGACTTTAATATAGGGGTGCTTTATACTCTAATTAATGCCCAAAATAAACCAGTGGAGTCTAAAATATAAATCGTGTACCAGATGTGGGACGGTAGATAAGCCGCATGATGGTAGGGGGCTGTGTAAAAATTGTTATAGGAAATACTATCGTAAAACCCCCGCAGGGAGGGCTGAGAGAAAAAGATACCAACAAAAATATATCCAGACTGAAAATGGTAAAAATTATCACTATAACCAAAAATTAAGAGAATATGGTTTTGGTGGAACGCTAAAACTTAAACATGAGTTACTTGATCAACAGGACTGGAAGTGTGCCGTCTGCCAGAAAAAACTCCCAGAGGGGATAAGAGAGTCACACTTTGACCATAACCATAAAAATAATACTCCTAGGGGTATTTTATGTCAATATTGTAACCATGGACTTGGTAATTTCAGAGATAATATCCAATATCTTCAAAAAGCAATTGATTATTTAGAGAAATATAATTAAATTTTCCAAAAATAATCTGATTATTGGTAATATCCTATAGTAAATGGATAAAAAGAGAAAATAATCTGCAGGATTTTTTGGATTTTACCTCTTAAAATGACTTTTTACAGAAACATACCCCAACTGTGCCAAAAAGATACCCTATAATATAAAACATTATCAAAATTTCCAATAAAAAATTACCCTTTTACCCCGCTACCGCCTTGTTAAGCAAAGCTTCCGCCCTACAAACCCGCTATACCCCACTCCCATACTATTCAAGCCCTTCTAGCCCCATTACACGACCTTAAGTACATAGATGTAGGGCGAGAGCCTGGTAATGAAAGAGAAAATAATATATAATGATTTATATAATTAGAGGAAAAACATGATATTTGTAGTGGTTGGACTAATATTGTTGTTGATTTGGGTTAAAGCAAGGTAATACCGAAGGATAAAGCGAGAGCGGGACTGGGAAATGCTTTACGATGCTAGGTCACAGAAAGAAGAGTTTGAGAATAGAAGGGGGAAGTAGATACCAGTATTGACAAATATATAGAAGTATAGGATAATCTGGTCTATGGAGAAGAAAATAGCTGAATTAATTAAGAAGATGAAGAAAGCTGGGGAAGATAGGGATTGGGAAGGGACTCACAGTTACTATGATCAAATAATAACCCTCATTGCCAGGGAGTATGAACCTGCGCTGATGAAGAAACTAGATAGGATTACAAAAGATTATACTTGGTGGTTTGCCTAATAAGGAGTAAGACATGAAGCTATCCGAACTGGTCGTAAAAGCAAGGCATATTATTGAACTGGCGAGGGAAGCTGATTATCAAGGCGATTACCTCAACAAGGCCGACAATTTAGTAACCCAGATACTTGAGTTAGTGGAAGAATATAAAAGTGATGAGAGGAGTAAGGCGGATATGAAAGACAAAAAGATAAAAGAAAAACCAAGGTGTAAGTGGTGTGATTGTGAATATCCAGACCACTCGTGTACTGAGTGCAACATGGATGCCATAGAAGAGACATGTGATAAATATCAAGGACTCTGCTTTGAGTGTCAAGGCGGATGGCAAGATAGGTGATTAAAGATAATAAGGGGGTAATATGAATGTTTTAAGCGTAGGAGTTGGATATGGTAATCTCGCTGGTTATCCCTGCTCGGTTTGCCAAGATATATATATAAGCGAGAGAGTCCGCGACGAACATATGGCACAGATACATGGAGTAGACAAAGATACTAATATCTTACTTATTATTTGGAAAAGACTAACCTGGAGGGAAGAATGAAAGTAAACACCGCTGCCGCTATATTAGACATGCCCAAACTCCATAGCCCATTTATCCGCAAGACGATTAATGGTAAATATGTAGTGACCCCAGAGATTGACCCAGACTACCAATGGGTGTTTGATGAGCCTGCCGTGAAAGCAATCGAGAAACTGGATGGGACCAATGTAAGTGTGGTTGTAGAAAATGGAGAGGTAACTCAGATTTATAACCGAGAGAATAGAGTTGGATTCTGGTCTGGTTCCCCCATAGTGTCTTGTTTATTAAATAGCACCGAAAAGGGATGGCTTAAATTTAGGGATGGTCAATATTATGGTGAGGCAGTTGGGGAGAAGATCCAGGCAAATCCACTTAATCTTAAGGATAGGGTGTGGATGCCGTTTGTACTGGCGGAAAGCAGGTTAATGTATACTAGTTTCTATAAACACGAGAGAACCTTTGAGAACTGGTCGGGATGGTTTAGGGAATACCTATTTTCACTTATGGCCCAAAAGTATGGCGTAGATAAGAAAAAGAAGATATTTGCTGAAGGAGTAGTCTTCTACCACCCAGATGGAGTCAGGATGGCCAAACTGCGCCGAGATATGTTCGACTGGTCAGAAGAGACGCATAAAGAAAATAAGGAGTAATATGAGTTTTATCCAATCAACCCTAGAATGTAAGGGCTGTGGCCACAAGATGAATGTTGCCTTTGGTATTAGTGGCACAACTCAGATTGCTGGTTGGCCGACCCAGTGTCCAGAATGTAAGGGAAACATACTGGAAAAAATAGCTGACGGATGGCAGGCCAATAAAATAACCAAGAAAAAAGGGGGTTTAGAAATAGTAATCTGTGCCGCAGTTAAATCTACAACTGGAAGAATTATCCGCGGTCACCGCCATGGAGATTGTTTTAAGGCGATACTAGCCAGAGACATGAGGCCCTCAAGTTCCCAGTCTGCCCAGGGGTTTATTACCTCTAAGAATAGATATGTAACCCGTGAGGTTGGGCGTAAGCTTCAGGACGCTGCTGGAATACCCAGTGTGGCAGAACATGGTTATGAGGGCACAACTTTATATAGCGAGGACTTATATTAATGCAAAGTATAAAAATATTTAACTATCTAAAAGAGGCGGAAACTATATTTAATGAGTGGACTAGTGATGAGGCCTCTATTAATGGAGATTCTAGAGATCGAGAACCAATAATAGCTATTGCCACAATGTTACAAGCGGAGGATCATAATAAAACAAAAAATAATAGTAAAATTAGCCAAAAGGCTCATGGGCAGCGTGGTTATATGGGTACTGTTGACAAATATATGAATAGATGATATGGTTTATATATGAATGCTCAAGCCGCTATGATCCCTAAATATTGTGATAATTGTAAGAGCACTACCATACACTATAAAGATATGTGTACTAAGTGTGGTAAGAGGTCTAAAACGCCAGATTTTGAAGATCTGTTTAGTAGCTTTATGGGGAACAAGAAATGAAAGTAATTACAACTGAAAAACTAGTCAAAATAAAATTATGTAAATGTGGTTGTGGTGGATCTATTCCTATTAAAGATAACTATGGAAGAGATCATGAATATATCAGTGGACATAAGGAGTCATAGATTAAAGAAAAAAATTATTGAATTAATGGGAGGAATGTGTAAACACTGTGAATTAAAATATAATGGTAAAAACTCTTGTATTTTTCAGGTAGACCACATAGATCCTATGGAAAAATGTTTTATTATAAATACTAGAACATTAATAACTTATGCTTGGACAAAAATATTAAAGGAAATTAATAAATGTGAATTATTATGTGCTAATTGTCATTTTATCCACCACAATGAGGAATACTAAATATGTATACAATTAAAACCAATGATATGAAGGTTCCATTAAAGGTATTTTCTGGTGAAGATACCATCGAAGAACAATGTATAGAACAAATGAAGATTGTTAGTTCTCTTCCATTTTTACATCACCACGTTGCCTTAATGCCAGATGGACATTTGGGAATAGGAGCTAGTATAGGATCTGTTGTCCCAACAAAAGGAGTAATAGTTCCTTCTCTTGTTGGCGTAGACATTGGTTGTGGTATGTGTGCCGTCAAGACCACTCTTACAGAAATTAGTACCGAAGAACTTAAAACCATCATGGGTAAGATTCGCGAAGCTATACCAGTTGGTTTTGCCCACCACAAAACAACCCAACCAAGAGAGATGTTACCAGTGCCATGTGAGGGTCGGAACAATTGGTCAACAGAGATGCCAATTATCTTTCAGGAGTTTACAAAGGCTCAATCTCAAGTAGGAACACTTGGAGGAGGAAACCACTTTATAGAAATCCAAAAAGGATCAGATGGACACATCTGGTTAATGATTCACTCTGGTTCTCGCAACCTAGGTTTTACTGTGGCCAACTACTACAACAAACTAGCTGTAGAGTTAAACGACAAATGGATGTCTGGGGTAGATAAAAAGTGGGAACTCGCCTTCCTGCCCACCAACAGCGAAGAGGGACAAGCCTATATCGCCGAAATGAACTACTGCGTCGAGTTTGCTCTCGCCAACCGCAAACTAATGATGGACCGCATTAAGATGATTATGGCAGATACCATCGAAGATAAGTTTGGTGGACAATATGGGGTAGAGTTTGAGGAGATGATTAATATCGCCCATAACTATGCCGCCCTTGAAAACCACTTTGGTCAGAATGTCTGGGTGCATCGCAAGGGTGCTACGCTCGCGCGCAAGGGCACTATCGGGATTATCCCTGGATCTCAGGGGAGTAAAAGTTATATTGTTGAGGGCAAGGGTAACCTAGATTCCTTTGAGTCATGCTCACATGGGGCGGGGCGTAAGATGGGTCGCAAAGAAGCTCAGCGCACACTTAACCTAGAAGATGAACAGAAGAAACTAGAGGGGGTTATCCACTCGGTTAGAAATGTCCGCGACCTAGATGAGGCGCCAGGATCTTATAAAGATATTGCTACCGTCATGGCTAATCAAACAGACCTAGTAGATATTAAAGTAGAGCTAACCCCGCTTGCGGTGGTGAAAGGATGATATGAGTGATAATTCGGTAATTATGGTTTCTTGGTATAAAGATCATTATGATATTAAGCATGGAGATATTGAGTGCATGGGATCTCCATATAGTATTTGTGAGAAGAAGACTCTTAGGGGAGCGATAGTAAAGGCCAGGGCCATACAGTATTACACTAATCCAGAGTATGGAATTATTATAGGACGTATTGGTAAAAAAGATGACCCCGAAGAATAGGGAGCAAATAATAGGAGATGGAAGAAATGCTGAAGACAAAGGCAAACATAAAGGCGACTGGGGTAGCCACACGCTGGCAGATAGGGAGGCTGAGGCGGTTATACCAACCGAAGAGCAAATACGACATGCACAGAATATTATTAATGAATTATGGAATCAGGAGTTAACACATGAAGAAGGTAAATAAACTTGAGATTGTATTTCCAGAAATAGCAGAGAGTGATCAAGATTGTATGTTGGTTGATCTAGCTAAGGCCATTGTGGATAGTGGTAAAGTATCAGAAGACTCGGTTAGTCTTGGACTAGGGGGAACCTATGGATATGGAGTTGATTTTGAGAATGATGTGTTTATGATGAGGACATATTGCTGGTGTATGGAAGAAGACTCTTGTCTCTGGTGTATGATGAATAGTCCCTTAGAGAATCCAAACTATACAAAGATGAATAATGAAATTAAGAAGAGATTTGGCCAGGAGTGCGCCGACTGGGGAGGAGCTCCACAATTTTACTATAAGCCCAATGGATATTGGGTCCGTTGGTATAAGTGGATAGGTAGGGGTATGGAATACCAGAAGGATCTTAAACCTAAACAATTTAGAAAGATTATTCAACACTGCGTGGAGAGTTTATGGACATAGTAGGTAAGGCACTATTATTCGCTTGCGAGAAACATGGGGATACCCTAGATGATAATGGGGAGCTTTATGTAAAGGCTCATCTAGTTAACACCCTCCAGATTATATCTAATGTTACCAACGATGAAGAGATCCTCGCTGCCGCCCTACTCCATGACACCATTGAAGATACCGATACAACTTATGAAGAACTCAAAGAGAACTTTGGCCATAGGGTTGCTGATTTGGTAAACGAGGTAACCCATGAGGGTCAGGAAGATGAATATGGTTATTACTTCCCTAGGCTAAAATCCCAAACCGCGATTATGATAAATTTGGCAAATAGATTATCTAATATCTCTAGAATGCAGAGTTGGAGTGAGAAGCGCAGGAATCACTATCTCCGTAAAACTAAATTCTGGAAGGATGGGAGCGACCTATGATTTATGTATATGCAATCACTAAAGATGGAGATGGCTTTGTCTCTACAATCGGAGAATACGAGAGTCTATCTGATTTAGTAGAAAGATTCGAACTTAGGACTGGGATGTATGCTGATGATATTTTAATTAATATGTGGGATGATCATGAAAAAAAAGATTAACAAGGTAGAGTTTACCGAGGGATTTATTAACGAATGGGAGAGGTTATTTAGTAATTCTCCTAAATATGCGCTTATTCGCGCATGGGCGTGGATTACCAGTGGGGCATGGCGCGATATTAAGAGCTTCTACCAAAGAGGGGTTCGTGGATATTCAGATGAAGATGTCTGGGATCTTGGATATTATGTTTCTAGTTGGATGCCAGAGGCTATTAGAAAATTAAAAGATGATAATGGTTGTATGGCTGGATGTCCTTCTGGTCTTAAGTCTAGAAAAGAGTGGGAGAAGATATTGGAGCAGATGGCTCAAGGATTTGAGGCCGTTAATGCCAAGGCTGAGTTCCCTCCAATCAAACAGTATAAAAAGCTTGACAAGACAATGAAAACTGGTCTCTCCCTATTTGCGGAATGGATTGAAGCTCTTTGGGATTGACGAATATAGCCTATTATGGTATATATAGTATATATACTTATAAATGAGATAAGACCATATGCCCTTAAATCTATCTAATTTACAATTGTCCCAAGCGGATGATAGACCACCCAGACTTAGAAGATTTGTATTCCCCAGAAGCTATAGACCAATTCAACTTAATGACTCAGAACTTACCGCACCATCAGACTTAATGGCCCGCGACACCATAGAGTGTCCAGAAGGATATTCTCAAGCAGATGCTTATGAGAGATATATTGCTGAAAACCCCCTTATTGATACAGAAGAATCATTATATCGCATTGAACATCTTCGAGAGATAAGGGAGAGCGAGGATCGAGAATTACTTAATTACATCAGAAACTTAGTTGAGCCGCGCACCATCGAAGATCCTTGTTATTCAATGGAAGAACAGGGTAGGATGCTTAATCTTCTAAGAAGCGCCAGACGAGAGGGCCGCGAGGGAGAAACCTATCTTGGGATGCTTAGTAGATATGAATCTCATAATCCAATTGTTGGAGATGAATTTAGAACACTCCAGATACTTAAAAACTTATTATCCTCCCGCGAGCGCGCAGAAGGAAGTCGATTACAAATGACTGCTACTGAGATGGCAGATCAACAAATGACTGCAATGGCTGTACAACAGCGAATGGGTCGAGAACGAGACTCTGTAATGAGACAGATGGCCACAGAGATGAATATGACGCTTGAGAGTAATCAGCCCAGGAGGAGAGGGGAGATACCTTCAGATCCATATGAAACCCCCTTTATGAGTGGGTTCCATGATGGTTTAAATATTATTGATAGGGTTGTGTCAAGAATATCTAGTCCACGCACATATAGATTCGGCCTTGAGTTTGAGGCTTATCGTCCAGAGGATTCAAGGATGAAAATGAAGGGCGTTAACTTTGGAACAGATGACAGTATAGAGCCTCCACATAATAAGGAGGGATTTGAATGTCGGACCTCTCCTCTCAAATTTAAGGATATACATAATCTAGTGATTAAGTTAATGGAATATCTAGAGAAGAAAAAGTGCGGGGTTAATAAGTCGTGTGGTTTCCACATGCACACCTCACATCCCAAGTTCTTTGATGCAACATATATAAAGAAGCTTCTTATGTTCTGGATTAGTATAGAAGATGTTATTGTGTCTACCCAGCCCCGCTCCCGCTTTAACAACACTTATTGCAAGCGAACCCTATTCCAGTACATTCAAGATTATGATAAAGAGATCCCAGCCGCTAAAGATAGTCTGATTAGAGAGATGCGCAATAAGGATCGCTATTCAGCTCTCAATATAGCCTCGCTAGAAAAGCACGGAACCATTGAGGTTAGAATCCATGCGGGGACGATAGATCCAGTAAAGATTATAAACTGGATGATATTTATTAAATCTATCTTTGACTATGTAATGAATAAGTATGATCCAAAGGTTGTAAAGAAGTTGTTTGATAAAGAAATAAGTGATAAGAAGATAGTTGAGGTGTTTAAGTTACTTGAGTTGCCAGAGGAAGTTATTAATTTTTATCTTAGTAGGATTAATAAGTTTGGCTGGACAAGACTCAAGAAGCAGACTAAGGTTGCCAAAGAATGTATTGAGATCCAGGATGAAAAGATAAAAACAGAGAAGACCTTAAATAAGATAAGACAACAATTAAGCCGTAGAATTTGTGTGTTGAGGGGAGATAATCATTCTATTGCATCTATGCCGTCTCCCAGCTATGATGGCTTAAGTGACGGAGGGGACCAACAGGGAAGGGAATAATATGGTTTATATCATTGTTAAGAAAGTCATTAAACCAACCATAAGCCCTATTCCAAACATTGTTCCTAGACAAAATGCTATCATTAGGTCTTTCATAGTTGAAAGTATAAACGCTTGAAAAATATGTGTCAATATGATATAAATAATATTATGAAAAGGAGTAAAAATGAGTGATCTTTACCACTGCGTAGGATGTAACACCCTACAACCAGACCCAAAAATAATTATTACTCTCCACCCAAATAGTATTGCCAGAATTTCCGTTAGTGGCGGAGCTAAAGTTATTGAGACACTACCAGTCAGGGGTCAATACTTTTTATGTGGTCCAAGGTGTGCTGCGCTTATGATGTTAGACATTTTTACCAAGGATGAACAAGAGAGAGAGGCGGCGGAGAAGGAAGTTGAGGAAGAAAAGATAACTAAAGCAGAGGAAGCTCTTGGTGGGGGTAGAAAATGAAGATAACTAGACCCAAGTGGGTTAAAAAAGCTAATCAGTGGTGTATCACTGTTATTGAGAATGTTAAAGGAATATCTAGCAAGCATGATGTCAGGCAGACACAGCATTGGTTTTCTACTGAGGATGAGGCTATAATTAAAATACAAGAATTGAATAAAAAAGATGAACCAGAAAATGGTCAAAAAAATTAGGAAGATCTTCGGCTCAAGGGAAGCCGCGGTGAGGAAGTTTTACCAAACCCTTTCTCCCCACAAGAGGTCGGTTGTTTCCAAGAGGATGAACTTCTTCTTATCTGCGGAAGACAAAGAAGCATTGCTTAATAAATATATTAAATTAGATACCCCAATAAATGGGGAAGAGGAGTAAATATGACAAGTAGAGCAACCCTAGTATCAGACATCAAGGCAACTTTTGATGGGTGTCTTGGCTTGGTAGAGGTAAAAAATAGAGACTATGCCACAACCTCAGACGCCTTCGCCAATTTCCGCCTATCTGAGATGGTTGGAGTTAGTCCAGAGAGAGCCAACCTTGTGCGCGTAGCCGACAAGCTCGCCCGCGTGAGTAACCTACTAGATAAGGATAACGACGTAAAGGATGAAACCGTATTTGACACTATTGATGATATTATTAACTATATGGCTATCCTAAAATCAATGATAGCCCATAAAAAGGAATAATATGGCTGAGGCTGCATTTAGGCGCGTAGGTAGGGCATATTCTGGAAAAAGTAAGAAGGGAAATAAATACCTTCATATCAAGTTAAATCCAGAATTGGTACATAGAATTACAAAAGACACAATAGCGTCTGGACTCTATATATTTTATAATGATAATAAAGAAGGGGTAAAGGAATATTATGTTATGTCTTCCCTTGAACCAAGAGAAGAATAACGATGAAGATAACCCCACAAACATATGTGATTTCTGATCACCATTTTTTTCATAATAATATTATTGAGTATGCGAAGAGGCCAGCGGAATATATAGGTCTCCTGATTAAAAACCATAATAAGGTTGTTACGGACAACGACAAGGTTCTCTTCTTAGGGGATCTTTCTTTTGCGAACAAAGAAAAGACCATGGATGTTATTGGGCGCATGAAGGGGCAGAAGTGTTTAATTCTAGGGAACCATGATGGAAATACTATAGGATGGTATGAGGATCTAGGATTCCAAGTGTCTGAGCCAATCTATAAAGTCTTTATTAATTCTGCTGGAGATTACCCCACCCTACTTACCCACGAACCAGTGCGGGACCTACCCAAAAATTGGTACAATATCCATGGGCATATTCACCGAGGAGTTGTAACTGAGTTTGAATTAAGCGAGAGACATTTTAATGTGAGCTGCGAACCACTGGACTTTACACCAAAACCTATCTATGAGATTCTTGCCGATTGGAAGTTGCAGAGAAAGAAGTAGTTATTCCCCATAGAATGTTTTATCTCCGCCCGACTCTTGCCATTGTTGTAATGCAACTTCTCTAGCCTGGCTGTATGTGCGCCCGTTAGAGAATAATGCCGCTGGATATTTTAGATGATTTCTAGCTGTCTTCTCCATAGTGGCTTTCTTTAAGTCAATTCCATATAGGTTAGCAATGGTCATGGTAAAAAACATAATATCTGCTAATTCTGTAGCCATGGCTTCTGGATCATCTATCTCCGCTTCCGCCTCGTTAACCTCCCCCTTAAGTAGTTTAAAAACCTCGGCTGGAGTGTTGTTTTGGGCCATAACTGGCCTATCGGCGAGGAAGTCGCCTATAAGTTGTTGTATCTCTAACATGGGTCTCCGGCAAAAATCTAATCTAGTTCTATTATAAACAGCCACCCCGAGGTGGGTCAATTACTACAAAATATATTAATATTTAATCGTGATCCGACAACTTCTTATCCACATCTTTGATGGTAATAATGCCAGGATATAGATAGTTTACTCCTTGTACCAACTATGGAGAGCCAGATATTATATAGCTATTGGTAACTATTCTTGGAGGTTTAGATGTTAAAGGAAATTCTACAATTTGTCGGGGAGAATTCAGAAGTTACCATTATGGCGATGTTCGTATTTGGGTTGGGATTAGCATTTTCTAAAAAGACAGCGAGAGAGATTGGCACTAGGGCTGGGTGGAAGTCTGAGTTATCGGGGAAGTCATTCTGGGATGGATGGATGCTACACATGGCACATATTGACCATACTAAAGATGAGACATATAATGAAGCTAGTCGTGGCCTTTGTGTGACTGTTCCAGAGCACCTGCACATGCATGAGGATGTTAAGGGGGAGGCTGGGAAGATTGGTTTACAAGAGTGTCAGAATGATTTTGCCATTAGGCAACTCAGGGTAACGCCTATTTATAATAAACACAAGAAAAAATGATCAGACAAGAGACTACCCCGATGCAAAAAGCCCAGGTCCGCTGTGAGACGTGTTGGAATACGTTACTAAGATATGATAGGGGTCTTATTACTCAGGCAATCATCGACCTAGTTAATTCTAAAGCAGTATATCACGAACAAAGGCACCCAGGACATAATCTAGAAGTCTTGATATATAAAAATGCTCCAGAAGTTGTAGAGGACATATGACCTACTCTGCATTGAATGGTAAAGAATCAGTAAGAAGCCCAGAACTAAGAGTGGTTGGTTCTCCAGAATTATTTACTCATCATAAAGTAGAACACATTATTTATGATAGGTCTGTGGCTCAGTTGGAAGAAGTAAGAAAAGAGATAGCTAATATTAAACCAGTACAATTTTATGCTCCATCACCCCAACCCATTGATGTTTATAGGCCTATCAGCGAAAATCAATGGACAAACATGTTCAATAGTAGAAAAGAGAGAATGTTATTTTGATTTATACTTAGTATTGATAAAATATTTTGGTTGTTTCCTAGGAATCATTTCTTGTAATTTTTTAATTCCATCCTCTCTAGCTTTTTTTCTTTTTTCTGCCCACTTAAAAAGATCTGGAAATAAATTATAAATAATACTACATCTTAGTTGAGCTTTAGTATATCTATGATGTAGAGATAAATGGCAACTCTTACAAAGAGTAATTAGGTTACTAATACTACTATTTTGCTTGTTGCAATCGAGGTGGTGGGTCACTAATTCTTCTTTTTTACCACAACATTGGCATCTACCTAGATCTCTCGCAAGAGACTTCTTTTTATTATAATAAAAAGATCTAGGATAAATTTTATTTGGAAGTTTACAAGATCCACATAAGAACTTCCTGGTAGTCGGTCTAAGTTGTTCTATTTTACATTTATAGCAATTAACAATATATTGTCTTATCGGCATAATATACTATATATCCTACTGCAATCAATCAAAGAAGTCAAGTGCTAAAGCCCTATAGTTATTGACATAACATATCTTAGTTATATATACCTTATGCATGGCAAAAGTAATTATTAGTCTTCCAGATGAACTATTAGTTAAGGTGGATGTCTATTGTAAAGAGAACGAATACAATCGTTCAGAATTTATTAGGCATTCTATGCGCGCGATTATTTCAAAGAAAATTTTAATTGAGGAGGACCAAGATGGGGATAAACCTGCTTAAGATTTTTAGTAAAAAAGAGAAATCAGAAGATCATACCTGGACCCTAACGGGGAAGACCTATGCTAGGCCAAGGCTTGAAATAGGTATATTGCAGATACTTAGCGGAGATACGCTGGAGAAGGCTTTGTTTGGTATTACTACTACAATATGGGAGTGTAATCATTGTGGGAAAGTCAGGAGAGAAATGTTTCTTGGAAGCGATGAGCCAGTACTAGACGAGTTATTAGATAGGGTGGCTCAATTTGGTAATCAGAGTATAGAGAGAGGTTCTGACACCTTTACTATCTCCAAGTGGTCACCCCCTAAACCAAGCGCCACTATTCCACTCAGACAAAGTTTAACATGAGAGACATAAGGTCTAGATCGTTAAATGTTAGGGAAAATCGTACGGGGAAGATTATGCAGGTTGAGAAGGTTGATGTATTTCTAAAGGAGTTTTTAAAAAATGGAGGTAATGCCACCCAAGCTGTTACCGATGCCTTTGGTATTACTAATAGAGCAAGCGCCTCGGTAATTGCTAGTAGATATTTAAAGGAAGCAAAGGCTACTGCTAGATTGTTCCTCGAGAAGAAGGGTGCCACTTATGGAAGATTGTTAGAGATAGCACTAGAGAAGGCAGAGAATTCTAAAAATACGGAATGGTGGGATAGGCTCATGAAAATAGCTGGATATGAGGATTTTATGAGTAAGGCATCTACTGGGGGAGTCAATGTTAATATTCTCACGGCTGAGAATAGGAGAGATGATTTTAAGGGCTTTATAGAAGAGGGAGAAATTACAGAGGCAATTATGGCAGAGGTTAAGGAAGATGAAATTGATCCAGAGCTTCAAAGGTTAATAGAGGGAGATGGAGAAGAAGATGAAGCCGATCAAGATTGATTATAAAAAATTTATTGAACATTATTTCATGGTTATTGACCGAGAAAATCAGGTCCCAGTCCCCTTTGTTTTAAATAAGGTACAGGCAAAATATTTAGAGATGCTTAACCAGGAGTATCCTAATCAAGAAGGTATTCGAGAAATTATTTTAAAAGCTCGACAACAAGGATTCTCGTCATTTATCTTAGCCCTCTTTACTGCGGACTTTATAATGCGCCCATACTCTGTTTCTATCTGTATCTCTCACCGCAGGGACTCTACGGAGTTGCTATTTAAGAAAGTCCGTTTTTACCTAGAGAGTTATCTCCAGAAGAAGGCTGAGGAAGAGAAAAAAATATACACAGAAGAAACTCTTAAGAGCTGGTTGGCATCTGATAATAAGGGCATGATTACAAACTCTACCAATGATGCGACTTTCTATATTGGTACCGCTGGCGCCAAGGTTGGTGGTCGTGGTGGTTCTGCCCGCAACGTTCACTTCTCTGAGGCTGCTTTCTATCAAGACACCGAGATGCTTAAGGCCCACGAAATGATTCTCGCTACCGCCCAACAGGTGCCACAGGGCAAGGGAATGATCTTTATTGAATCTACCGCTAATGGCGAGGGTAACTATTATCACGCAGAATGGGAGAGAGCCAGTGAGGGTAGGAGTATTTATAAACCCAGGTTTTTTGGATGGCAAGAGTTCTATAGTGCAGAGTGGGTAGAAGAAAAGAGGAAAGAGTTCCCAAGTGAAAAAATGGCTGGACAGGAGTATCCATATACTCCAGAAGAAGCCTTTATTACCTCTGGTTCTCCGTATTTTAACGCGCTTGTATTAAATAAAATGTTGGATGAGAAGGCTGAGCCAACCGAGTATGGGAGGATCGCTCCCGATGGACATTTTTGTTGAGGAAATAATATGGTAGAGATAAAAACTAGAAGTCAATTAAGGAGGGAAGAGTGGCAAAATCCCGAGATAAGAGCTAAAAGACTTAAGCGGAGTGGTATGCTCGGCAAAAAACATAGCTTGGAAACTAAAGAGATGTGGTCTAAAAAAAGAAAAGGAATTCATAATAGCCCAGAGACAGAGTTTAAGGCTGGTGGTGGTAAGCCAAATAATGCCTATATTTTCCCAAGGGGGAATAAAAACCCATCTTGGTCTGGGGGAATCTATAGAACCTTTAGACAAAAAGTTATGAAGTTGCCAGAATATATAAAATGGAGAAAAGAAGTTTTTAGTAGAGATAGCCATACTTGTCAACACTGTTCTGTGGTTGGAGGAGAATTGCACGCAGACCATATATGTCCATATATTAGGATTATTAATGATAATGATATTAAAACTTTAACTCAGGCAATTAGTTGTTTATTACTGTGGGATATAAATAATGGAGTTACTCTTTGTAAAAAATGTCATATGAAAACTACCACATATGGAGGTAAAAGTAAAAAATGAAAAACGACATTATAAATAAATATGACCCAACCATCCATTACCAGACTCGTGTTTATCGCGACCTAGATGTTAATGAGCAACTTGTTATGTTTGCTGATCCAGCTGACTCTCAGGACTTCTGTGCCGCTGTCGCCTTCTCCAAGAAACACTTTGATTTTCCAATCGTATTTAACGAAGTGATGGAGTCATCCCAATTTGGGCATGAGCTATATAACTTAGGAAAGTATATTCAAGTTAGAACCAACAACTTTCCTAAGCTTGCCGTTGAGCGCAACACTGGTCAGGCCACCATCTTTGTTCTACAACAACTAAACTACCCAGACATGTTCCGCATGGTTGACTTTACTTCCATGGCCCCGCACGAGGGGGGGGATATTGGGTGGATGACAACTGGCCATATTTCTGGAGGAGAACTCCAGGGTACTCGTAGAAAAATGCTAGATGATCTTGCCCTGGGTATCAACCAGGAAAAATTTAAACTATATGATCCAGAACAAATCAAACAATTAAAATCGTTTGTTATAGTAAAGGGTAGAGCTCAAGCATCACAAAATAAACATGACGATATTGTGATGGCGACTGCGGGAGCCTGGCAAATTGCTCAATTAACACCAGATAACGACCTTGGTGAATATAATCCAGAAGCATTAAAAGAACACCGCGCTAAGTGGAGATTTAAATAATGGCAAAGAAAAAATCGGCAGTAAAGGTTGAGGAAGAACTAGAGAGCCAGTATTCAAAAGAGGTTAATAATAATGAATATGTTTTTAAGGAGACCATTCGCCTCCTGCGCCCAGATATTTATGTCCTTATGGATATGATTGATAAAGTTAAATTTAATCCATTAGTTATTTTTCAAACTATTAGGCATGCAAATAATATTGCTATGGGAAGTAAATATGGCATGGTGACAATTCAGATTGAAGATGGGGTTGTGACATTTATTAGGGGAGAAGAATCTACAAAATTAAATGAATTATTAATCAGACCAAAGATCGGTCAATAGCAATTGTTGACAACCATATCAGTGGGCTGATAACTTAAGGTTAATTGGTTATAGGATACAACCGTCTATTTTAAAATTATGGCAATAACAGACTTATCTCCCACAAAAAGGGCAGAAGAACAAATATTTCACGAAGTCAAGAATCACGCAGATCTTGGATTTGATGAAACAGACAAAAGAACTACTGGGACTGGTCGCGTGGGATCTATTTCATTTGATGAGGCAGACGAACTATTTAGGTCTTATATTGATGAGAATAAGTGGCCATATGATGCCCTTCTTTTTGACCCTCGTATTTTTACTTTCATTTTTGAAAAGACTTCCCGCCTAATTGCTAATAAACCAAAGGCCAAATTAATTCCCCGAGAAGGGGCTGATGCCGTTTCGGCTAAAATCAATAATTCACTATTGGACTATCAGTGGGATGTTGCCAATAATGGCGGAACCATGCTCTCAAAATGGGCTCTCATGGATATTAATACCCGTAAGTATGGGGCTGCATTTGCAATTAATAAATGGCGATATGAAGTTGATAAAGATGGTAGAGTTGTGTTTGATGGACCAGAGATGGAGGTCCTTAATAACAGAGATGTTGCTCATGATTTATCTGGTACATCAATCGAAAACTGTAATTGGTTCCAGGTCCGTCAGTATGTCACATTCCAAGAATTGGAGCGCGTTAATGACCACGCAAGGAAGAAGCCAGTATATAAAAACCTTAGCGTTCTAAGACAGGCAATTGGAAGTGACTCTACAAGTGGTGGCGGAGGAGACACTCGTTCTTCAAACTGGATTTCTCGCAATAGACAGATTTCTCATCTAGAGACTGATCCAGTGGGGAAAGACATTGTATTTAAGACAGTTGAAATAATCACTGAATATCGCCGTGATCGTTGGATCACTTTTGCACCTAAACATGGAGTTGTGCTTAGGGACATCGCAAATCCATACATGAATAATGAGTTGCCAATCGTAATGCTTCGGTATTATGTTATTGATGATGATCTATATGGACTTTCAGAGATTGAGCCAGTTAAGGGTCTTCAAAAAGCCATCAACGCTCTTCTTTGTCAGTATGTCGATGAGATCAACCAGAACCTTTATTCTCCAATTGCTATAGGCCCAGGAGTTAGACAACATACACTAGAATGGGGTAAGGGCGCTCGCTGGATTATGAACAATCCAATGACCGACTTCCGTCTTGTTGAATCTCGTTCAAACGCCGCACAATTCTTCAACAACACCTACTCTGTGTTGGTCTCTGCGATGATGAATGCACTTGGAGAATCATCTCTTGGAGTTTCTAATATTCAACCAATGCAGGGAGATAAGACTGCCACCGAAGTTAAGGCACTACAAATTCAACGCAATGCTAGAGATAACTACAATCAACTAATGCTTTCTGGAGCCATGGAGCGACAATTAATGCTCTGGCACAGTATGAACCAACTACTTCTTTTTTCAGATCCAGAAAAACAACATTATATTATAAGAATTGTTGGTAAAGATGCAATCAAATATTTCCAGACCAAGGGACTTGATCAGATGGAAATTGGTGATGAGGCACAAGACCTAATGAACTCACAGAATGAGATGGCATTTGGCGGAAGCGCCATTGAATCAGCCAGTGCTGGTATTGATGCTACTCAATTTGCTACTCCAAAATATCCAGTTAATATTGGTACTAAGGAGAAGCCAGAGATTTCTCCTAAGCTTAAGATTGAAGAGGGAGAAGGCGCAACTATCTATGTTGAGCCAGAAGATATTAAAGGACAATTTGACTTCAGCATTGATGTTGAGTCTATGACCGTTACTGCGGATGAAGAGCGCAAACAGGCTCGCCAAACTGCCGTCTCACTACTTGTATCTAATCCAAATATTATCGCCCTTCTTCAACAAGAGGGAGTTAAGCCTAAATTTAAAGAGCTATTTGTTACTTGGCTTGAGGATCTTGGATTTAATGATGCTGAGAAATACTTTGAGAGCGCACCACAGGCACAAGCACCAGGAGCACTAGGGGCACCAGGTGGAGACCAGATGGGTGAAATGGCAAAGATGCTTGGCGGACAGGGTGACGGAGCTTCTCCTCAAATAAATGAGGGTACTGGAGCAAACCAAATGTCTAGGGTTATGCCTCCACAACAAACACAGGCGTCCCCACAACAGAGCCTTGGTGAGCCAAATCCTAAATTTTATAATCAATTAATTAATAAATATGGACCAGGAGAATAAAGATGGAAGATCCAAAACAGGCATCAAAAGACAAGGTTGAATTACAAGACGAAGAAGTAAAAGAGTTAAGTGAGGGAAGAGCTCTCTATGAGATGGTCCAATCAAATCTTGGTTGGAAAGTAATTCAGGGATGGTTAGAGGGAATGGCTTATCACAGCTGGGTTGATCCCCGCGAAGCAGATAATAAGGAGGCTTGGGAGTGGAGAGAGCTTAATGCGTTTCATGCTGCCAACGCATCAAAAGAGATCTTGGAGAATATTAATAAATCAATTTCTAGAAGCGAGTACCTTGACAAAATAAGAACTGGTGAGATACAAAGGAAGTCAATGGTAATCCGATAGTATTTTACTATGAGTGGATTAACTACATACCAAGACGCACTGCGTCGAGAAGATATTAAAAGTAAAACTCCCACGAGGAGAAAGAAGTCTAAATCAAGACGTAAAAAATAAATGGCAGACTATGGACAAGAAACTTTACCACCAATGCCATCAAGTGACCCAAGAAGTCTTGAGTGGAACAAAAAAGACCATTATTACGATGTTAGAACTAGAGACTTTTGGGGTAAGGCTAAACTCATTCGCGAAGAACTTAAAGATTTTCCTACTTGTGAACACTATTTTATTAAAAAGGGCGATGGCGTGGAATGCAAAACGTGCCATATCGGCCTTATCGGCATTTTCGAAATCTCTAATGGCAAGCTTTTACACAAAGGGGAACCAGTAGGGATTTAACAATTTAATACGGATTTCACAACCCGAGGGAGAGATGCTCGAGCTCCCAAACTTAACAGGGCATTATATATATAGGAGGTGAACCATGAACGACACACCACAAGGTGATGTAACAGTTATTAGTTCTGTGCCAGTAGCAGAGAGTACGCCGACACCAGTCGCACCAGCGACCACCGCTACTCCAGCTGCCCCAGTAGCAGATAGAACATCTGAGCAGTTTGAAAAACTACTTGGTAGTAATAAACAGCTTTACGAAGCTAATGAGTTACTGCGCAAGGAGTTGACAAATAGGGCCAACGTTAATCAGCAATTTGCGACGATTAATCAGCCACCCGTGCCACAACCAAGGTCAGAACCAGTCAATCCTCAAGATTTTATTGAGGTAGATTCGGTTACAGGAGAGCGCTATATTAGCGAAGATAAACTCCAGGCCAAGATTAATGAGTTGAACAATAAAACAACTCAAGCGCAAGAGGCTATTAGCCGCTACCTAAGAACAGCGGAAGATCGCGAAGCTGATAGACAAAGTAGGGAGACTTTTAAGTCATATCCCGAACTAGACCCTAGCAGACCACAGTTTGATGTTGCCTTTAGCAATCAGACAAGAGCCATTATTTATGACTCACTGATTAACCCACAAGATTATGGGGGAAGGCCACTAGAATTTAGGGATGCAGCAGATTTCGTAACAAAATCAACCAAGAGGAATGTCGTGTTAGAGCCAGCTGCTACAGTGCAGGGTACTCCAACACCGACTACTCCACAAGGAGCAGATCAAGCTATGTTGGATCAGGCACAGGCCATTAAGGATCAAGCGTCAGCGACAATCCAGGGCCAATCACAACCACAACGCAGCCCGCAGCAATATGACGGTGAAGATAGAAAAGCACTTGTCAGAGCTACCCGAGAGGGTAACTTAGAGGCTCTCGCCAAACGTTTAGCTCAAGTGGAACATACTGTTCCACAAGAGACTACACGCTAACCTTCTAGTACGGACCCGTCCCCGTACCTGGGGGAATTATAAGGTACGGGAATTGGATCATAACTAGAGGGAGGTGAAAATAACTATATGACATGGGGATTAACAAAATAGTTCCCTTTAAACAAAGCCAAATGCTGGAAACCCCTAAAACTTGCATTACTTAATATTGTGACATATAATACATGTCATATATGAGTAAAAATATTCAAGATATTATAATGGGCAATCAGCAGGAAAGACTGTTTTTCGATGTAGGCTATCTACTCGGAATAATTGATGGAGAAGGATCTTATCAAATAGCTTCTGGTTATAAATACAAAAACTATACAATATATAGGCCTAGAATAAGTATTTATAATAATAATCCATATATTATTGATAAAATAGCTGACATACTGAATAATCTAGATATAAAACACCTTAAATGGCAACCTAAACTACATGGAAGAGATAAAGCAATAGGTTACAGGATAGAGGTGGGTGGTATAAAAAGAATTAAGAGACTAACAGATTTCCTTTTAAAATTCCCAAGCGGGAAACTAGAAAGGATTAAAGTCTTAAATGATTTTTGTAACTACCGAATCTTATTTAAAACAAATAAGAGAGATGGAGAGACTTATTCAGAAAAAGTATTAGAGTATAAAAATAAATTAAATTTACTTAACTCAAAATACCGAGGGACAGAATCCTCAGAGACTACACGCTTTGATATTTAATTTATTAAATATAAGATATAGTCCGTTCTTATGTGAGAGCATAAGAGTTAGGTAGAAATATCCTAACCACCCCAAAAGGGGTAGTAACAATCAAGTAATTACCTATGACGATGCTTCTCGTAGAGAAGATCTCATGGATGTTTTAGCCGATGTCTCACCAGATAAATAAATTGTCTGGCTATAAAACTGAAATGCACATTGACAATATAATATAGGTTACAGTATACTATGACTATGACAATAGCGTGTAGTAACTGTAATGAGCTTTTTGAAATAATTAAAAAAGATAAACGTAGAAAATATCTATTTTGTTCATTTATTTGTTATCAAGAATCTAGAAAAAATCATAAACCAGATCCTAATTGTGTCTGTGGAGAATGTGGAAATAAATTCTACAAGAAACCATCGGCTATAAAAAATGGAGAAGGAAAATTTTGTTCTAAAGAATGTAAGTATAAAAACCAACGCCTTGGTATTGAGATTAGAGGAGAGTCATATAATGACGACATTTAATCAGACAATCAAGTCAATATAAAAGTTGGAGACTAGCTGCAAAGAAATTTAAACAAAATAAATGTGAGGCATGTGGTGTAAAAGATGGTAGTATTTGTGAATACTGTGTAAATAAAATTTATTTACAGGTCCATCACATAAAGCCATTTGCCACATATCCATCTTTAAGATTTGATCCAGAAAATGCTTCTATATTATGTCCAAAATGTCATTCAGGGTTACAGAAATAAATAGGGGGTGAATTGCTGGGAAGCCCAGAAAGGGTTATCAGCAGCCTAGCTAAAAGATTACGAAAGGCTTTTAGAAGGTTCGACGGTCAGAGCTGCGGAAACAATAATGCTCACTAGCGCCCTCACTCGAAAGAGAAGATATGACCTGAGCTCTATAGAAATATAGAGAAGCGAGAAATAGACATCTCGCGATAACAATACTGGAGACACCATTGCTTACGCTTTTCGGTACTAGTACCGCGAGAGGAACACTCCACGAGTGGTTAACTTATAACATTTCTCGTCCTACTTCAACAACAGCCGTTATTGAAGGAGCGGACACCACTTTTGGCGACCTTACAGCTCCTAGCCGCGTAACCAACAAGACTCACATTCTCAATCAGGCTATCCAAGTATCTCGCACTGAGCGCCGTGTAAACGTTGCTGCAGTTGGGGACCCTTACGCTTTCCAGAAATCAGATGGACTACGCCAGCTTAAACTTAAGATGGAGTACAACCTTTTGAACTCAACAACTGCGTCTGGTGCTTCAGGTGTTGCTCGCTACATGGTCGGTCTTGATGCATTCATTACTTCCGTTGTTACAGCTCGTAACTCAGGTACATCGTACTCTGAGGCAGAACTTAATGACATGGCAAGTGATGCATACACTACCGTCTCAGCAGACAAGGTATTTGACATGCTTCTTTGTACCGTTAAAATCAAGCAAGCAATTGCTGGATTTGGAGGAAACTCAACTCGTTACATCAACGCTTCAGATAGACGCCTTATCAAAGACGTTCTCGTTTACGATTCCGCAGTCGGTTCACACCGCATTATGCATCACAGAGATGTGCGCAACAGTGCTGGTTCTACAACCGTTTACGGTCTTCGTGAAGAGCTCCACAAAGTTGCTTACTTAGACAAACCAATGTTTGAGGAACTTAGCAAAGTTGGAGATGCTGATCGTGGACACTGGATCACTGAGTTTACTTTAGAAGTACTCAATGAGAAAGCTGACCTTAAGAGAACTGGATACAACCAAAACGGTTAATACCGCTAGGGAGTAAAGGTTTAGGCTAGAGGGGATACTAAGACGCGGAGGCTTTCTCGCTCCGTTGCCCCTGACAGAAGAGAAACAAGTATCTGGGGTTTGCCACAAGCGGCCAAATACATAAAAATGTTGGTGGGTATTAGTTCGCTAATACTCACCGCCCACTTATAGCGGAATAAATATGTTGATATTAGACAATGGAAGAATAAGAAAGTCGGAAGATATAGAGCTAGCGGATAGTATTCTTAAGGCCAGGAGCAAGGGAACTTGGGCGGTAATAGATATTTTAGTAAAGTCTTGGATTGATAGGTCACCAGAAGAAGTTAAGGCTGTAAAGATTGATATTTCAGATCAAAGGGAGATGCTTAAAGATAAAAAGTATGGACAAACATCTGGGGGTGGAGATATGGAAAGAAGGTTCACCCTATTATTTCCAACATCATTACAATTATTAGTAAGAACTCAGTACAAAGCCGATGAACTCCCTTTTAACAGGGAGTTCTACAATGAGTTTAGTCGCAGATACCCAGGATTCAAAATTGCAGACAAAACTTGATAATATAGTGCTTAGTGAAATATACAGTATAGGATGGCAAAAAACTTAGGACAAGTAGAGCGAGAATTTTTAGGTTCACGCCTTACGGGAGTATCCGCTCAAACACCAATTAACCAGATGCGTCGCATGTTCTATACGCAGTATTTGGGAATCCAATCAACCCCAACCACTGGGTTTAAAGAGCTGGAGAATAGATTTCTTAAGAAGGTTATTGTAGATAATGGTGGAACACCAACCGCATATCAATTATGGGAACAGGCGGTAGCGGAGTTATCAGTTGTTCCATCTAATTATGAGAATGAAAATAGGCGCTTATTATATCTTAACCTTCCATAATAGTTGACACTGCACCATTAGTCAGATTAACTATAGCTATAGGAGGTCACCAATTAGGAGGTGACAAAAAAATTATGAAAACATCTTACGATATGAATTCAAAACCAATAGTAAAGGCCCCTTCACAAGAGAAGGCTTTTAATCAGTCAACTTATCACCAGGGAGACAAGAGTAAGGCTCCACTTACTCGTGTAACCACCCCCAAGGCGGCGTTTGGAGAGAGTATAATGCCAAAGAATAAAGTTACTAATGCGAGTTCGGCAAGTCTTCAAAAGGCAAGCAGGCTAAATGGCAAAGTTACCATGGATGGTAGTGCCGTTAAGCTTAGCTAAAATAAGAAGACTGCAATATAGAAGAGTGTAGGTAGGTAGGTTCGCCACCTCTACGCCTCCATAATATGACAGTAAAAAACGATAAAATTAAACTATATTTGAGCATGATCCTAAAACAGGATGAGCCACTCGAATTGGTTAAACGTTCCATTGAATCTGTTAGACAGTATGTTGACGGAGTTTTCGTTACAGTCACATATACTGACAAAGCTCCAAAAGACACAAATCCTCTAATAAAGTACCTTAAGAAGATAGATACGAAAGTGTCTACTTTCCAGTGGGTATTGGATTTCGCTGCCGCTAGAAACTTTGCGATGGATCAGGTCCCCCATGGAGAAGATGTCTACATATATTGGCAGGATGCCGATGATGTGATTGATGGTGGAGAGAAATTATATGAGGCTGCAGTATATGCTGAGAAGAATGGAGTAGCTGCCGTGTTCTTTGATTATCTATATAATGTCCAGTTGGATAAAGATGGCAATGTAAAAGAGATTTTGGTTAAACATAAGAGGGAAAGAATCATCCGTAATGATGGGACATTTAAGTGGATTGGGATGTTGCACGAAACCCTTATTGAACAGAGGAGTGAGAATGTTATTAAAATCGCACTTAATGATTGTCGGGTGATTCACCTAAGCGAGCAAGAAAGATATGATAAAAATATTACAAGAAATATAGAAATATTGGAGAATCAGGCAAGGAAAGAAAACCACCAAGATCCAAGGACACTTATTTATTTGGCCAAGGCCTACTTTGATATGGGTAAGATGGCAGAGGTTCCAGAGAAGAAAAAGATTTGGTTTGACTTAGCACTTACATTATTCCATGAGTATCTAGAAGGATTTGGTAAACCAGGTTCTCCTGGTTATAGTGAGGGGTCTGGTTGGCCAGAAGAGAGGGCGATAGCGTGGTCTCATGTTGGAGAAATTGCACTTATCTCAAAGAATACAGAAGTAGCAATACAAGCCATGCAAGCCGCAATAGATGAGGCTCCCCAGTTCCCAAATTATTATATTGACTTAGCAATGGCCTATAGTTTATCTGGAGACATGAAGAAGGCTAAACACTGGCTTAATGTTGCAACAAACATTGATATGCCAGACACAAGTCTGATTACAACTCCTAGAGACATGAAATACCGAGCCCTTGAGGTTGATTTTCAAATTGCGATAAGAGAGGGTAGATATGAACACGCCAAAAAGGATGCTGAAAAAATATATGAGATGTTCCCAGATAGAGAAGATTTAAAAAATAGGATAGGTATGATGGCTCAGGCAACATCAGATAATAAAGCCTCTCAGTGTATTGTTTTCTTGGGTAAATATCTTGAAGCAGAGAAGGCTAGTCCAGAAAAACTAGAACATCTTGTTAAAGCTATTCCAAATGGACTACAACAAGAAAAGTTTGTATCTGAGATGAAGCATAGATTCTTATTGCCAAAGCAGTGGGGGAGCGATGAGATTGCTATCCTTTGTGGACCTGGGTTTGAACCATGGACTCCCAACTCAATTAAGACTGGGCTTGGTGGATCAGAGGAGGCCGTTGTATATCTTTCCCAAGAACTAAAATCCCTTGGCTGGAAGGTTACTGTTTATGCAAATCCACTACAGGGGGCTGGAGACTATGATGGTGTCCAATATAAGATGTGGCACGAGATTAATGTAAATGATTCATTTAATACACTAATTCTTTGGAGAGGAGTAGGATTTGTTGATATTAATCCTAAGTCTAAGTTCACAATGTTGTGGATGCATGATATTCCAAATAATCCAGAATTTACCAAAAGTAGACTAGACCAAATCAACAAGGTGGCGGTTTTATCTGAATACCACAAAGAACAACTAATGTTTAATAACGATGGTAAGTTTGAGCCAATGCCAGCCAAGAAGGTATTCTTGTCTGGGAATGGAATTAAAAAACTAGAGGTTGATCCAAAAATTGTTAGAAATAATAAGAGAATGATCTATTCATCATCACCAGATAGAGGACTTATCTATCTACTTAAAATGTGGCCAGAGATTATTAAGGCCGTTCCAGAAGCATTATTGGATGTCTATTATGGGTTTGATGTATTTGACGCAATTCACAAGGGTAACCCAGGAAGAATGAAGTGGAAGAGGATGATCATTGATATGATGAAACAGCCTGGCATTACTTACCACGGAAGGGTTGGGCACGATGAACTTGAGACAGCTATGATGTCAGCTGGAATATGGGCATACCCAACTGACTTTACAGAGATTTCCTGTATCACTGGAATGAAGGCACAAGCGCTAGGGGCGATCCCAGTGGTTACAAACTACGCCGCCCTTAAAGAGACGGTTAAAAATGGCATCAAGGTTGATATGGATATTACAACAGAAGAGGGACAAAAAGAATATCTTGAACAGATAGTAAAGATGTTAAATAACGATAAAGAACAAGAATTAATAAGAGAGCCAATGATAAAATGGGCACAGGAACACTTCACTTGGGATAAAATTGCATTTGAATGGGATAAATTATTTAGGATTAACTTACAAAATCCAGAACTTATGATTGCCGAGGAGGTAACAAATGGAAATTGATCAATTTGGTCGCACTATTGGTAATTGCCCAGCCTGTGGGAAAGAGATAATTGTTCGCTCTAGCAGGGATAAAAAGCCTCAGTATTGTTCTAGGGTATGTGCTGCACAAGCTAGATATATGACTAGATACCGCGGGACTAACTCTGGTCCAGCCGATAGACCAAGTAGAGAATCTACTTTGGAGTTATAAAATGGAAGTTACAGAAGAACTATATTATGTAGTTAACTCGTTAGCACTAGCTGTTGACATGGACTTTATGTCTCGTGAACACGCGGCTCTTGTCTGGAAGGGGCTATTGCGGGCCTCACAATTAGATGTATCGCAGAAAAATAAGGAGGTGAAAACCAATGACACTATTAAAAAAAGTGAATGAGTCATGGTCCCCATCAGAGAATCCAAGTCTAGGGATTGGAGATACTCTTGAGGTTACTGATTATCAAAATCTAGTTAGGACTGGTCTTGCCGTTATGGTAGACAAGTTTGGGAATGAATTAGAGTTACCAGGACAGGTTTTTACCTGCCCAATTTGTTTTGCACAGCAGGACGGATTAGTGGTATTTAATGATCACATTTCAAGTCATCTCAAATCAAATAAAGCTCCAGTTGCTGAGGTTAAGCCCGAGGCGGCAGCGCCAAGTGCGGCTGAGACTCTAAAGGATGATGTTAAATTAGAAGTTGAGAAACAGAATAAAGCAGAAGCCATTAAAGCACAAAGACTAGCCGCTCTTGCCAAGGCAAGGGAAGCTAAGAAAGCAAAAATTAAAAAATAATGAAACCAAAAGTCCTGTTCGTATACGACCATAAGTACCCAAACTTATTGAGAGACGGTCTTTGGGCAGCCCTTGAGTTGCTCAAGGAAGATTATGAGCTGACTAAATTCAATCTCCAGGACAGGGGCAAGAATATGAAGATAGGTCCTATAAAGGACTTTGACTTTATCCTTGGATGGGGAGCTTTTAATAGCCCAGTAGAGTTGTCATTTAGGGAACTTAAGCAGAAGAGTCCAAAAACTAAGGTGGGCCTATGTATTGCTGGCAATGCATTCCCACCAGAGAACATGAACTTATATGATGTTTTATTCTATGAGACAAATTGGTATGAGGATCAGTTAAAGGGGCACAGACACGCGTTACATGCCTTTGGAGTCAACACTGACATCTTCAACCCATGGAAAGAGGCTCCAGTAATCTGGGACTATATTTCAGTTGGGTCTTTCTCATACTGGAAGAGACATGAATCAATCATCTCTAAACCAGGGACAACTAAGATGGTTGTTGGAGAAATCCAAAAGGATAACTGGTCTGAGTCGTTTGATATTATTTCTAACCTATTACTTGCGGGGGTAGCCGTATCAGATATGGTATATCCATCAAAACTACGCAACTTCTACAACTGTGCCAATAAAGTTTTCATTCCCGCTGAAATCAATGGGGGTGGAGAGAGGGCGGTGCTTGAGGCGAGAGCGTGTGGGAAGACAGTTGAGATAGCTGATGATAATCCAAAATTACAAGGATTATTAGATGGACCTGTATACGACCACCATTACTATAAAAGTAAATTACTATCGGGGATTATGGATATTCTATGAAAGAAGCGATAAAACGAAAACCAATGTCAAGCGAAACAAAAAATAAAATTAGTAATTCTCTAATGGGGAACAAAAACGGTACGGGAAATAAGGGTAAATCTGGGCAGATTCCATGGAATAAGGGGATTAAAACTGGAATAGCCCCTTGGAGAGGTAAAAAAAGACCCGATATTGCCGAGAAACTAAAGTTAAGATGGAAAAATGGTAAAAACCCAATTCAAAATAGAGTTATCACGAAAAAGCTACGAGAGAAGTTGAGCAATTCCAAGAAGGGGAAATTAAATGGTTTTTGGAAAGGTGGGATTACACCCTTATCTATGAGTATTAGGAAAATGCAAGTATATAAAGATTGGCAAAAAAAAGTATTAGAGATTGATGACTATAGATGCCACTGGTGTGGAAGTAGTAAAAATCTACAGGTTGATCATATATGGTCATTTAGTAACTTGCTTAGTAAGTACCAGATAACCTGTTTGGAAGATGCTGAAATATGTGACGACTTATGGAATCTAGATAATGGTAGAGTCCTTTGCGTAGAATGTCATAAAAAAACTGTAACGTATGGTAATAAAAAGGATAGAAACCCATATCTGTCCATGGTTATTCCAACCTATACTCAGAATAAGGATTTAGAAGAATTGGCATACACGGCAGCCTGTTCTTATAGAAAATTTGTAGATGAACTTATTATTATAGAAGATGGGCAGATGTATTCTCCTAGATTACAAAAGATAGCCAATACCTATATATATGTTAGAAAGAATAAGGGATTTACTAAAACTGTAAATTTTGGATGGAAACTTGCAAAAGGGGAATATGTTGCCATAGTTAATTCTGATACTTTTTTACTCAAAGGAAACCTAAGAGATCTTTGTATCGAAGGAAAAGTTACTTCACCTCTCATCGCCAACCAATATATTGACAGGTTAGCTGGTCCATTCTGGTGTGCCCCGAGAGAGGTTACTAAAAAATATGGATATTTAATGGAAGAGATGGTTATGTATTCGTCAGACAGCGAGTATGATGAACGAGTAAAAGATATTTTCCAAAAAGTTCAATCGGTAAAGATTTTCCATGAGATGGCTCAAAGCGTAAAGGCGGCTGGAGTAGAGGGAGGAGTCACTCAACAGCGAGATAGGGAGATTTATGCAAAACTTAGACAGGAAGGGAGAGCTAAATGATTGAGATTATCCTTGTTAAATATAATGCACCACAGTTTGAAAACGCCTGTGTGGCTTCTGTGATGGGTCAGACCTTTTCCCCATATCACCTAACCGTATGGGATAATTATCCAAAAAATGAGAACCTGGGTAAGCTATGGAATAAGTTGATTAAGAAGTCTGAGGCAGAGTATATCTGTCTCCTCAATACCGATACTCTTGTAGAGCCAGGATGGGAGAGTAAGTTAATGGAAGTATTCAAAATGTATAATGATGCTGGAGTTGTAGGTCCAACTACCTGCCCACAGGGGTCTAAGAACGCCCAGGGTAAAGAGCCCAAGTCAAATCATACGGAGATTGTTGACTTTGGGGCGCTATATCCAGGATGGTGTTTAAGTGGATTTTGTATTTTCTTCTCCAAAAAGATATGGGAAGAAGTTGGTGGATTTCCAGAAGACTTCGGGTTCTATGGTCAAGAGGTTGCGTTTATTGATAGGGTAACCGAGAAGGGATATAAGCAATATTGGCGCAAGGACGCATATGTGTGGCACTACGGCGGAGCCAGTGTTAAAAAGGCTCAAGAAGCAGGGGAGATTAACGAACAAGAGGAAAGAAAGATTGCTAGAGAAAAGTTTGGAGCATTAAGGGCTGCGAGGAATTAACAATGGAAAAAACCACTGGTGTTTTTCAAAAAGGAATGATACCCTGGAACAAGGGAGTCAAAACTGGGATAATCCCAAAGAGTGCTTTCAAGAAGGGGAATCATGGTTATTGGGCTGGGAAAAAAAGACCAGCAATGACTGGGATAAACCATTTCGCGTGGAGGGGGGACGAGGCTGGATATATGGCAATTCATGATTGGATAAAATATCATTATGGGAAAGCTGATAAGTGTGAACAATGTAGGCGTCAGGGTGTAAGCAAAAGATTTGAATGGGCTAATGTTTCTGGAGAATACAAAAAAGATATAAACGATTGGATTAAACTGTGTTCTAAATGTCATCATCAAGTTGATGATATTGTAAATAGGGGGTGGAAAACAAAGAAGGGAGAAGCAATAATATGCGCGTAAGGATTTTCGACGCTGGGCAGAGGCGCCAGCTAAAGAGTGGATATGGGCTCATGGCATATCAACTAGAGGCTAACCTGCGTGCGCTAGGGCATGAGGTTATATTCTTCCCAAGGAAGGGAGACACAGAAGATGTAGCGCTATGGATTAGGCCTCCCCACTATATAAAATATCCAGAGTTTGCAGAGGGAAAAAAGAATATATTCTTTACGATGCATGAGACAGAAACCTTTACGGGGTGGAAATCAGACTGGCCAGAACTACTAAACAAGTGTGATGCCGTTATTACTCCAACAGAATGGAATAGAAAAGTATTTATTGATAATGGGGTAACTGTGCCGATATATGTGGTTCCGCTTGGAGTAAATGCTAAGGATTTTTCTGGATGCAGGCCATATAAGTTCTCCATTCTCACGCTACATGATTCCCTTGGGAAAGAGGGGAGTAGGGAAAATTGGAAAGATACTATATCGGCATATTACAATTCTTTTTATGGTAAAAATGCACACGATACCATATTAACAATTAAGTCCTATAATATAGACTATGATGAATATGTGAGAACTCTAGAACTGGTAAGAGCTGGGAGAGATCACGGAGAATTACCGATGATTAATATCATTGACTTAGACCTTGAGAAGATTGACTTAAATGCTCTTTATGCCAAGAATAATGTTTTTATTAAAAATGCCAATCGAGAAGGTTGGTCGCTTCCGCTTTGGGAGGCCATGTCTGCTGGTTGCCATATTATCCACTCAGACCTACCAGTATTCTCAGATGTTGACCCCCACTATGCGAGGAAATTTACCCTGGGTAATATTACAGAACTAGAGGATGCTATGTTGGCTGAATTTAAAATCTGGCAAAAGAGAAAAGCGTATATTAATCATTACTCATGGGTCGCCTGCGCAAGGGGGGTAAATGAAATCATTACAAAAGCTTGAAATAGGCGGCGGCGTTAGACCGAATCCAGGATACATCCAAATGGATGCTAAAAAAATTCCTGGCATTGATATTATTGGAGATGTCCGAAAGTTGCCATTTAAAGATGGAGAGTTAGATGAAGTTTTTGGACATTGGATACTTGAACATTTTTACTACAGAGAAATTACAGATGTTCTCAGGGAGTGGCTCAGGGCATTAAAACCAGGTGGATTAGTTCACATGGTTACCAACAATGGCCAGGCACATGTGGACTCATATGTAAGCGGAAAAATATCCATCCATGAATTAAATAGAATGATCTTTGGAGTAGATTTGGCAGACAAAACAAAACACACAGAAATAGAAGATCTCCATAAGGTATTTTGGACAGAAGATTTAGTCCACTATTTCTTTGATCCCCTATTCTCTAAAGTAGAAGTAAAAAGCACCTGGAAACACAGAGATGACGAGGGCAACTTGAAGTGTCCAGGACTTATTATTAGGGCGTATAAATAATAGTTATATATTGAGTCCGCGGAGAAACATGTCAATAGCCGTTTATAGTTGTATCACTGGAGGACATGAAACCAGTAAAACAGAGCAAAACTGGGGCGTAGCTGATTGGTATATGTTTACCGATCAAGTGCTTCCAGATAATCCGAGCCCAGATGGGTGGAAATATCTCCCCGCTACCGCCCTATTTAATGATCCGCGCAGGAATGCAAGGTGGCACAAACTCCTTTCACACCAAATATTCCCAGAATATGACCACACAATTTGGATTGATGGTTCTATTATATTAAACATTACTCCAGAGGAATTGGTGGGGAAGATGGGGGATGTTGACATAATGACGTTTAGACACCCCGAGAGGAAACTCCCAAGCGAGGAGGCTGCCGAATGTATCAGGTTAAAGCTAGACAATCCCAGTGTTATAGAAAATCACATTGAGCGCATAGGTGACTATCCGTTTACTGGAGATCTGGCTGAGACAAAAGTTGTTATTCGAAAGAACAACCTAGACGTAGAGTTGTTTAACCAAGAATGGTTCTACCAACTTATGAGCGGGACCATAAGGGATCAAATTAGCTTCCCATATGCGGCTGGAATGACGGATGTAAAGATAAAATATATGACTCCTATATCTAGGGGAAACCCTGATTTTTCAACAAAACCACATGTGAGGGACCCTCGATATGGATGAAGATAAACGTACTAAGACGTTGGTAATACCAACCCATAGTATAACAGCGGGCCTCGTAGACCTAGCACTAACCTGTGCCAAATCGCATAGGAATCAGGTTAATCAAATTATAATAACGGAGGACGGGGGGAAATTCAGTAGGAAGTTGAGAGACATAGCTGACATTTATATCTATTCTCCACACAACGTTGGTTTTACTAAGAACGTGAATAGGGGCTGGGCTCTCTCTACTTCAGATTTTACAATTATAGCCAATTCTGACACGGAGTTGGTAAGGGGCAATATCAGGGATATTTGCGTGGAGGGAAGGGTGGTATGTCCAGAGATAATCAACCTAAACTACCCAGGGTTTACTGGGAGCTATTTTGTAGTTCCGAAGGAGATATGGCGGGAGCGGGGAATGCTTAATGAAGAGTTTAGAAACTTTACCTCAGATGATGATTATTACTATAGGATAAAAGACATCTTCTTTAAGGAGGGGCGCGTAGGAATAAGCCATCAAAAAGCCGCGACTCTCAGGCGAGTAGGCTTCTCGGTTGAAGAGGAGAATAAGAGAGACCAGAGAGAATATGATAAATTGAGGAAAGAAAGGGGTATCTATTAATGAAGCTATATTTAGGATGTGGTCCAGGACCGCTACATAATCAACACAAAGGGGTGATGGGAGATCCAAGTGAGTGGACCTTTGTAGATTATTATGTTAGGGAGCCACATATAAAGAACTGGGATGCTGCCACGCTAGAGGAAGTTGGTGACACGACGGTGGAAAAAATTTACACTTCACACCTATTAGAACACTTTTCCCACATAGAGCTAGATAGGATATTGGGAGTTTGGTACTCTAAATTAGTTGATGGTGGAGAAATAATTATTAATGTCCCAGACTTAGAATGGGCATGTAGGCAATGTATTAAATATGCTCAAGGTCAAATATTAGATGGATATTTTTACGAGTTTGAGGGCGAACATGGATTACTATCTATTTTTTATGGATCTCACTCACATAATGGGGAATATCATAAATCTGGCTTTATTAAATCATCACTAGAAGATCTCTTATTAAGGAACAGATTTAAGAATATAGCCATAGAAAAGATGGTCGAAGGACACGACATGGGGTGCTTACTTGCGAGGGCTACAAAATGAAGCTTTATCTTAATGCATATAATAATGATATTACTTGGAATAAAAAGAATTATCTACTGCATGCTGCTAAAAAAATGGGGATGGAGGATGTAATTGTTCCATATACCGGAGGAAGCGTTGATTATGTTCTAAATATAGAACCATTCTTTAATTTTATTAAGGGGGATAAGTTTACATCTATCTGGGAGATTGACGTGATGTTTGATCGCCAAGAAATGAGTGTAAGTAATTGGGTGGCCTGTGATACTGTTTTTATAGCAAATTCAAACTTACCAGAAAGGATGAAAACTTTTCAGGGGGAACTTATAACAATGTTCCAGGCCTGCGAACCAGATATGCACAAAAGGATACCTGGGTATGAGAAAAAATATGATTTTGTTTTCTCTGGCTCTATGGGGCTAGATGTATATGACGAGAGAGCCAGGAGTATCAAGACTCTCAGGGATGCTGGATTTACCTTCTGCGACCACCAGAAAGGGCATACCCCCCAGGAGTATGTTAAAAGACTTAATGATGCCAGAGTGCAATTTATTCGCTCTGCAGCCAAGAAGCCATTTACAAGCCAGGTAGAACAGCGCTTCTTTGAGTGTCTAGCTATCGGCCCAGTACTAAAAGACTACCATCCAGACTTAGAAAACCTAGGGCTGGAAGAGGGAAAGGACTTCTTTTGGTATAAGGATGATGAGGAAATGATTACTAAGATGGGGATGCTCATTGATGACCCCGCTTTCGCCGAGCAGATGGCTATTAATGGGAGAAGGAAATCCCTAATGTACCATACCTATGAACATCGTATTTCAACTATATTAAAGTTTATTGAAGAACACACTGGTGAACAATTTATAGACAGGGAGTTAGATGGTTAATCTCTTTATCGCGCCGCACAATGATGATGAGGCACTATTTGGATCATACCTTATCCAGCGCCTAAAGCCACTTGTCTTTATTGTTACCGACGGAGTACAACACGAAGAAAAGTTTCTAATCCCAATAGAACAAAGAAGATGGGAGAGCATTGATGCTCTCAAGATACTTGGAGCTTATGGGGTAGAGTTTGGGGGTGTTTCAGACACTTGCTTTGAAAAACAGACTCTTATGGAATCTATCCTAGGAGCTCAGGATGGCCCAGGAATAGTTTTAGCTCCCGCCACTGAAGGTGGCAACCCACATCACGATCTAATCTCAGAGATAGTAGAAGAGTGTTGGGGGAATAGTATGATAGTATTGTACTATGGGACATATAGTAAGGGCAGCGACTGTCCTACTGGAGATTTTAGAATTAATGGAACCAAAGATGAACAAGAAAAGAAACACTTGGCCCTACAGTGTTATAAGTCACAACTTAAGATTAATCCTCAATTCTTTGAGGCAAATGATAGAGGCCCAGAATATATCAGTTTTAACAGGAAGAAATGATTAAGAAAGTTATCTTAAACACATTATTTGGGAAGCCATATCCAGATGAATGGATAAATGGATTTATTAATAATGTTCAACATCTCAAAAAGTATGGGTGGTACTGGAAGATATTTACTCCTAATCAAATTGAGTCAAAGGGTAATGTAGAAATTATACCTATGACTCTGGATGAATTTAATTCTAGGGTGGAGAAGTACACTGGGGCAATCCCAACAAACTTTATTAACCCAGAGACTGGGTTCCCTCGAAAGTTAATGACTGACTATGCCCCAGCTTTAGCCGCCGTTCTCCCCGAATATGTTGAGGGTTTTGACTGGTGGGGTCACGTTAACTGGGATGTGGTTTATGGTCGCCTAGACAAATGGCTGACAGATGAATTCCTTAATGGATGTGATATTTTCGGGAATGACCCAGGTGCGATTAACGGAGTTTTCTCTCTTTATCGAAACACCGACTATATCAACCGTCTTTTTTCGAAACATCCTGCTTGGAAGGATGTATTTGAGAACTCTACTAATGTTTATACATTTGAAGAACAGATGTTTACCAATACCGTCCTTGAGGCTCAAGATAGGAGAGATATTAACTTTAGATCAGCTCACTGGCTTCAGTATGATCGCCAACCACAACATAAACCATTGCCACAACTAACTATTAAACCAGACGGTTCACTTGTAGACAAAGACGGCGAGGAGATGATGATCTTTCATTTTAGCTTTACTAAGAGGTGGCCACTATGATTCCACTTATAAAGTCAACTTTTTATCATGAACTATGGACTAAAATTAGGTTGGCGTGGTTTATATTATGGGCTAAACAGCTTAGCTTTGGGGAAAAGTGCATAGAGTTTGAGAAGCAGTTTTCAGCTTGGCAAGGCAGAAGAGACTCTATCTTTGTTAACTCTGGCTCAAGCGCCAACCTTGCGGTTATTCAGGCACTACTTAATCTAGGTAGGATTAAAAAGGGAGACCGCGTTGGTTTTTCTGCTCTTGGATGGTCAACAACAGTTATGCCGCTAATAGAATTAGGGCTTACTCCAGTGCCCATTGATGTTGGCCTAGAGAGCTTAAATGTTCATTCAGAAAGTGTGCCCACTGACATTGGGGTTTTATTTTTAACTAACCTCCTAGGGGGCTGTGGAGACATAGAGAATATTGCTAAAAAGTGTAAGAAACATAATATCATTCTTCTAGAAGATAATTGTGAATCAATAGGGACTGTTTACAGAGGAAAGAAACTTGGCAACTGGGGACTTGCCTCAACATTCTCTTTCTATGTGGGACATCACATGTCTACAATTGAAGGAGGTATGATTTGTACAGACGACAGCCAACTAGCCCAAGAACTGAGAATCGTGAGGGCTCATGGATGGGATAGAAACTTGGATGTCAGAACTCAGAAGAAGATTAGACATGAGTATGGAGTTGGAAAGTCATTTTACTCAAGATACACATTCTACTCTAATGGATATAACCTACGACCCACAGAAATTCAGGGATTTCTTGGTCTGCTCCAGTTACCTTACCTAAATGAGATTATTGGGAAGAGACAAGCAAACTATCGGATGATTTCTGGAAAAGGGCACAAGTATATGACTTATTCTAACTTTGCCGTCCCATTTATTTGCAAATCAGTCAAGGAGCGAGATATACTAATTAATAGATGTGATGGAAAAATAGAGGTTAGGCCCATAGTTGGCGGGGACCTAACAAACCAACCATTCTATGGTGAGAATAAGGCTGACTGTCCTAACGCAAAAAAGATCCATGAAACTGGATTATATATAGGAAATAACCCAGATTTTACCAATCAAGACATTACAACTATTATAAACATAATGACAGGAGAAATATGAGCAAAATACTAGTTACAGGTGGCACAGGGTTTATCGGAAGTTTCTTGGTTTCAGAACTAGAGAAGGATGGGCACGAGGTTATGGTCCTTACGAATGATCGCAATACCGAAATCTCAGATGGGATTATCTTTGCCGATATTACAGATCGCAAGGCCATACTAGATATTATCCAAGATTTTGATATGGTCTATCACTTAGCTGGTCTACTTGGGACCAGTGAATTAATCGAAAAAGCCTATGAGGCCTCTATGGTTAATATTATTGGAACAGTTAATATCCTAGACGGCGCTAGGAAAAATAATACAAAAGTTATAGAGATAACTAAGCCAAATGTTTGGAATAACACATACTCTATTACTAAATCGGCGGGAGAGTCTTTCACAAAGATGTATCATGATGAGTTTGGTCTCCCAACCGTGTCAATTAAATGGTTTAATGTTTATGGTCCAAACCAGTCATTCCATTGCCAGAAGGCAGTCCCATTCTTTACCAGGTGGGCACTAGAAGATCACGACATTGGAATATGGGGAGATGGAGAACAAACAGTAGATCTAATTCACGCCAAAGATGCCGTAAGAGCGACAATCCTTGTGGCTGGAGAAAAGTCCCTAGAGGGGACAACTATTGAGATTGGAAGTGGAGAAGAGACTACTGTTAATAAACTAGCGGACATGATTGTGGCGGAAGCTGATAGTAAGTCTAAAATAGTCCACTATTCAATGAGAGCTGGGGAAACTAATAATACACGCCTATGCGCGGATACTACCACACTAGACAAACTAGGATTCAAGCCAGAATATACTCTCTTAGATGGAATAAAAGAGACGGTGGCTTGGTATAGAGAGAATTTATGAAGGTGACGGCCTGTTTAATAACTTGGAAGAGACAATATAATCTACCAGAAATAATTAAGTCTCTATCTAGGTGGGATTTTATTGATGAGATTATGATTACAGACCATGGTAAGTCTGAGAATATAATGTCGTATGGTAGATATAAATTGGCGGAGAGAGCAAGAAACGATATGGTTTATTTTCAAGATGATGATTGTGTTATTAATAATCTAGACGATGTGTATAACAAATTTATAGAAGACCCGTCTAGGATTTGTCACTCTGGTACTCAGGAGTATGCTAATGCTATTGAGAATAATATGTACTATGATGCTCAAATGGCGTTAGCGGGGTGGGGATCATTTTGTCAAAAGGGGTGGATTAGTATTTTAGATAAATATATTAATAAATATGGAAAAGACTATTGCTTCCTTCGCGAGACCGATAGAATTTTTTCACTATTAAGGAATCAGAAGCATAATTTTGTATTGGGAGATATACAGCACCTACGGGGGAAGGATGATGAGTTTGCTCTTTCTATGCAGGAAGATCATATACAACACAAGAAGCTCGCAGTACAGCGTGCACTTGAGATAAATCAACAATAAAGATGACTCTACATACCATAACCATATTTATTGACCGTAGGATTGATTGTACTGTCAATACCTCTAGTAGTATATAACTTAAATGATAGATTTTGATATAAAAACCACTATGGAACCATTGGTAAGTGCCATAACTCCCTCCGTCCGCCCACTGGGACTTAAAATGACGGCAGAATCACTGAAGCGTCAAAGCTATAAAAACATAGAATGGTTAATCTGTATGCCAGAAAAATATAGGCTAGAAGCCAAAGAGATCATTGGTAATATTTTCCCGTATAAATTTATTGGCAATCCACCCATTGGCGAAGGAAAGGTGTGGGATCTTAATTATTCTTATAATCGTTTGATTAAAAGTTCCCATGGGAAAATTATAGTTACACTTCAAGATTGGATCTACATTGGAGTTGATGGTATTAGAAAGTTTGTAGATATTATTGAAGAATTTGGAGATGTTGCAGTTTCTGGAGTGGGTAATCAATTTTCTCAGTTGGGAGATTATGGAAAACCAGAATGTCAAATATGGAGTGACCCTCGCATCAATGATAAATATGGAAGTTTTTATGAAATTTTCCCGCAGGATTTTGAGTGGAACTGGGGAGCTTTGAAAAAAAACATGTTAGTAGATGTTGGTGGTTTTTGTGAAGAGTTAGATAGCGGGTTTGGAATGGACGGCTATCAAGTCAATGAAAGACTGGATAAACTTGGTTATAAGTTTTATATTGATCAAGATAATATTTCCATGACGCTTAGACATAATAGGGATTCATATGGCGGAGATGATAAATGGGATGGCAATAATAATCTAACGAATGGTAAATACGAAGAGATAAAAAAAAGATTAATAAAATCAGGTCAATGGCCAAGGCTTTCATATTTATCTGGATGATGATGTAATAATAAATGATCAGATCTGTTTAATAATAATAAATTTTCTATTTTATTATCCAATTTGTTCCCGTTAATATGATGGACAACTTCTTGTTTCGTTTCTAATAATCTCCCCATGTGTTTTTCCATTATTAATCTATGCTCTGCTATATAGCCGTGGTTCGTGCAGTTTTTATGTTTTGGACGATAAAGATATTTATACCCATTCCAATATATAATTCCTCCTTTCCAAGAATTATGGTTCTCCCTAGAATAGTTTTTACTTCTATATAAACCATAACACCCCTGAGAACAAAACTTTTGTCCGACTTTATAGCTCCTATTTTTTTTAGGAATAAAATCTTTATCACACCATTGGCATCTAATGATAATATTGGGTTTTTTTCTAGATTGATAGAAACACCTTCTATTACAGTATTGTTGCCTCTTGTCTTGGCTCTCAAAGTGAAATTTACAATACAAACAATTTGCCATGTACTTATTATAACTAACAACCTATTCACTTGCAATATATCATAGTAGGCTGATATACCATACCAATGGAAGAAAAAATAGTAGACCCCGTAAAGGAAGCTCTTGTAGCAGATGGGGCGATTGTTGATCCCAAATTAGAGGAACCTATAAAAGAGGGAGAGGAAACTCCTAAAATTGAAACTGACCCAGAAGTTGGTAAGGTAGATCCATTATTAGATGGATATTATAAAACAAATCCATTCTTCTATGAGGTTGCGGAGTATTTTAATATTGATCCCCGCGACTATGACCAAGCCGCCCCAAAACTAGCCACCATTATGGATTGGATAGTTGAAAAATTTGATGTTCATAAAACAGAAGATATTTTATTTAAATTGAGAATGGCAGAAGACATGGTGCAACGCCCAGGGTGGGATGAAAAAAGGTATACGAACTTATTCAAGTACGCAAGATTAGCAGCTCAAGACAACTCAATTAAAAAGGCCATGTCTGCTTTCCAAAGGGATCCAAATGCCAAATGGTAGTGGAAACCGCATCCCAACAAAATGGAATCCCAATAAGATTCCTACATATATAGAGCCAATCGGCGATACCCCTATTACGGTTACTTCCCTGCCCCTCCCCACAGGAGCCTCCACCTCTGCCAAACAAGATACCCAGACTACCCTACTTCAAGGAATAGCGGGGTTTTTACCGTCTGCGTATGACTATTTCACCTACACATCAGGGTCAACTACAGATACTTTTGTCTTTAAGACTGGGGGTTCTGGGGGTACAACAGTATCAACCATTACACTTACTTACACAGACTCTACTAAAAAAACATTATCTACAGGAGAAAAAACATGAGTCTACAAAACAATTGGGAGTCAATTTACGGAGCGTCTTTAAAAGAAGCCTATCACAAAATCCTTGAGGCTAACTTTAACTATACTGACATGACTGTTACATTACGAATAGGGATTTATTGCGATCAATTAAGTAAAGAGACTAACAAACCTCCTGTCTATATCCGTAAAGTAGTACTTCCAATAGACGAAAAAGTAGTACCCGTTAGAAAACCTATGTATGACTACCTAAAAACTACAACTAATTATCAAGAGTCTAAAGATGTATAACTATGGCATTCAAAAAATATAATCCACTTTTAGGAATTGGGATTCAGGACTCCTTTGACCCCAATAATGATGTGAGTGAAGCCGTCAACACCGATGCTGTAACCATGCGTGATACCGCAGGACTTAAAAAGTGGTCAATCAAACACAACACCAATATTGTAAAGTACGACCACTACTCACCAGAACCTGATAATAAACTCTTAAATAGTGGGTTTGAAACTGACTTAACTTCGTGGACTTCTACTTTGTCCTATACCCTCAACGACCAATTCACCACCGACCGGGCCGCAGGAGCTGTCAATGGCACTTCGGCTGAACCAACCGGGGGAACAAGGACAGTGGTGGATACAAATTCCAAATTATCAATTAGCAGTTCTCAATTATCGTTTGCAACGGGGGGGACTGTATCAAACGACCCAAGATTAACATATTCGTCGTTATCAAGAACTGCTGGAAAAATGCTCGTATTTAATTGGACACCAATCACTGCCAGTAGTGGATTCCTTGGGTTTAGCACATCTGCAACATCAGCAGTAGGTGGCCCTTTATACTATTTCGGTAGTACTTCTGAGGCGGTGTATACATTACCTAATATAACAAGTATGGGAGCTAGAACAAATGGAGTAAATTACTCCCTTGCGGTTGTCTTACGTTCAACTGGTTCATATTTTTATATTAAAGGGGGAACATATACAAATTGGACTTTATTGTGGATAGATAAAACATCTAGCGGGGCAACATTATATCCAATGTTTACAAATGCTAGTGATGTAGCTGTCTTTACCGCCGACAACATCCGTATCCCTACTGCCACATGGCTCCCGACGCCACTAGCTTACGACACCTTTACCCGTGCTGACGGAGCGATTGGAAACAGTGAGACAACTGGCCCAGACTCCCAAACTACTCCCTCCCTCGCCTGGACAGGCGGAGCAATATCTTCTAATAAAAATGTGATTACCCCAACTTTGGGGAGTGAATTATGGGACGCAGATGCGGCGGCGTTTACAAGCGGAACTTATGCGTGGGTAGTAAGAGGCAGTAATACCATCGCAAATGTAGGAAACACATTACAAACAACTTATGTGAATGATTCACTCGGTTCACAAAATTGGTTTAGTAATACTTATGATTTATCGTCTGATTTAACTATTGGGAATTGGTATGGTTTTTCAGTAGACGCAAGTATAAATACTGGAAGTGCTAATCTTGAAATTTCTGCAGGCCCTGTAGTTTCTGCACCAATAACATCTGCAACACCTGTATCTATTCCAATGACATTTAGATCCACTCACGCCACGGGTAATTATATTATTGGTAAAAACTTTTCAGCGGGAGAGATAACAACTTATGATAATCTTTCCCTTAAACCCCTCACCCTCTCCTCCCTTTTCTCCTCTGTCTCAACCAGTGATGCGGATGTGATTGCAGATGCTAATGTTACTTTAACCGCAGGGACACAGGCAGGGTTAGTGTTAAATCTGGACTCAACTAGCTCACCTGCCAATTTCATCATTGTTTATCATGACGGCACCAGTGTCAAAGTAGATGAAGCGGTAGCTGGAGTCTATACCAACAAACAAAGTACCACTGTTGCTTTGGGAGCTGGAGCATTACGGGTAATTAGAGAGGGAACAAAGTTAAGAGTGTATTTGAACAATGCTTTAGTTGGAGCAGAACTAACCATGACAGCCAATACCAACACCAAACACGGGTTATTCTCTACCTATTCAGGTAATAGTTTTGATGACTTTACTTTGTGGCCTAGAGGAAGCGGGACGACTAAATTTACCGATGCTCCGTTTGAGGAGCTGGTGGCTACAAGAGATACAGGGACTAAATACGCAGGGACAGCTAGTGCTAAATTGGTGGCGGGTGGAACGGATGCTACTTTCTTACAATCACTTAATGTTGGGGATACTGAAACTTATACTTTAATTGGATATGCCTACACCACTGGAGCGGCAGTAACTACGGCAGACCTTAATCTTTACTACAATGGAGCGGTTATATCTACTTCGTTTACTGATATGGGTTCGGGCTGGTATAGACTTACGGGAACTTTAACAGGAGCTAATGAAGCGAGAGATTATGGGGTTAAGGTCAAAGCTAATAAGACGGTATATCTTGATACCCTATCAGTTCAGGCAGGAAGTGGAGCAACTATTGAAGTAACTTTTGAGAATAGCAGTAGTGGAATAATGAATGCTACTTTTGAGAATAATATAACGGCTACCAATTTAATAGGAACTATAGACGGGAATAATTAGTATGGCAACAACAATTTTAATTAAAAGAAATACACTCGCAAATATAGGCACTCTGACTGCTGGGGAACTTTATCTGGCAACAGATACTCTTGACCTTTATATTGGTTCGGCTTCTGGAAATAAGTTAATAGGTGGGATTGCGGCACTACTAGCTAAAGTAAATAAGGCGGGAGATACAATGACGGGGCAGTTAATATCTACACTTGCCATAGGAACTTCACCGCTTGCCGTAACCTCAACTACGGTAAACACCAATCTTAATGCTGATATGGTGGATGGAATACATGCCTCATCTTTCGCTTTATTATCTGGTGCAACTTTTACAGGTTCAATGATTGTCAAGACAGTAAACGACGCTGGTCCAATGACGGCGACTAACGGAACTGTAGCCGAAATTGTCTTTAATTCAGCTGATACAAGTTTTTATGGGTGCTCTGTAACTGGAACTCCCGCAACGTGGGTGAAGCTGGGATGAGGTTCTTAAAAATCCTACGGCTATACTGGGACTCCCACCATGCATAGGTCATATTATATCTAGTCCCCTCATAACAAAATATATAATTGTTTCACAAACCAATAATGCCAGATTATTGTTATAAAGATTGACCGCCTACATTATGACATATTATCTCAAATTTGTCAAGTTATTTTCTCCCGATGTCTCTGAATTGACACCGCCTATTTAGCGTGTTTTACTTGCAATAGATAATTTCTAATCAGTCAACAAGACTATAGAAATCCCAAAACTTGAAGAGTGGTGGGATTTTTTGTTTTATAAGGAAAAAAATGTCAAGATTAACAGTATCTCAAATATTTGATGCAGTTGCCGCTACAGTTAACCAAGAGGCTGACGGTCCAGCTGCAACAAGCACAGAACACTCACTTTGGTTAGCGTTCCTTAATCGTGGAGTTCGGGAGTGGGCAGAAACAAATGATTGGGAAATCTTAAAGAAAACATTTAACCCAGGAGTCACTGGAGTATCATGGGCAACCGTTACACTTCCAGGAGATTATAAAAAACTAGCAGAGAGCCCTAGGGTATATTCAGATGGAGATTCTGAGGGTGGAGTGGCATTCCCAGAGGTATTAGAGGAAGAGCGTGGGGTTTATAATTACACAGATAAATATATCTATGAAACTGGAGATCCATCTACGGGATTCTCTATGATTTTCCACCCAGGCACACTTTCTTCTGGAGCCTCAGTTTTAATTACATATTTTTCTATACCAACATCACTAGCTTCTCCTGCCAATCAACCATTAATTCCAGATAGTGAATATCTCATTGATAGAACTATCGCTTACATTTTTGAGGCTCGATCTGATCCTCGTTTTCAAGGACAAGAAACAAAGGCAAGGGAAAGGTTGCTCCAAATGGTGGAGGACTCAAATTTATCAAAATATAACTCTTATAGTAATCCCAACTATGTTTCCACCTCTCCACTCAGGAAAATGGGTTGGAGGATTGGGAGAGATTAAAATGTTATATACATTGGAATGTATCCATTGTCAAAAAGAATTTAAAAGACAACTATCTCCACATAATCTTAAAAAAGGTCGTGGAAAATATTGTTCTATGGAATGTTGTGTTCGTCATTTTTCAAAATTAAGATATGAGGGAAAAATTAAACTCAATCTTACTGGACTAGAGCTTGGTAGAAAAAGGGGTAAAATTTTTACTCAAAATCACAGGGATAGAATTAGCCAATCATTAATTGGTAAATATGGAGAACTTTCTAGAAACTGGAAAGGTGGAGTTGAGAAAATAAATAATTTATTAAGACGTAGGATTGAGGTTAAAAATTGGAAAATAGAAATTTTCCAAAGGGACAACTTTGAATGCCAAATATGTGGGACTAATGGAAATAAATTAAACTGCCATCATATTAAAAAATGGAGAGATTTTCCAGATCTTAGAATAAATAAGGGTAATGGAATCACTCTTTGTGAAAATTGTCATGTCAAACTAGTTAGTTATGACGAACAATCGTGGGAAAGTTACTTTAATTTTAATTTAATGACTAGGGGATTTATATAATATGCCGATCAGAAAATTAGACACTCCTAAATTCAAACCACTCAAAGACATAGTGGTTACCTGGAATACTTTCCGAAAAGGACTGAACACCCTCCTGCGAGAAAACGAGATTAATGGGGATGAAATGACCCAGGCGACAAACCTGGTTCTACTTGGCTCTGGTGTTCCAACAAAGAGGTGGGGAACTCAAAACTATTATCTCTCGGGCGCAACAGGGTATGGTAGATTTCTATTTGCCGCAAAAGATTCATCTGAAAATATACAAATCCTCTCAATGACCGACTGGGGGATAATGGTTAAGAAGTCTGGCGCTTCATATACCCCCCTTACTGGGACCTCTTGGTCCTCTGGATATGACCTAGATGCTACCGAACTTGGAAACAAGGTTTATATTGTCTCAACTGATCGGGAACTAGTTAAATATGATTTTAGTACGCTTACAGGATTTATTACAATCGCTTCTCCAGGGGGGTTGGCGGTAACCAATCTATCTGGAGTTACTGGAACAACAGAATGGTCATGGAGAGTTAGTGCTAATTCTAATTCTGGTGGGGAAACAATTGCCTCCACTGCCGTTTCACTAGCCTCGCTACCAACGGATCTTACAAAAACAACTATCCGCCTAAACTGGACCCCAGTATCTGCGGCTTCTGGCGTCCTTACTGGATACAATATTTATCGTGGAAATCCAGGTAATGAGGTGTGGGTTGGTGGTACAGACAAAACAACTACTGGTTTTGACGATTATGGTTATCCATCTGATGATACTCTCCGCATTGCTCCTCTTGCCAACACAACTGGTGGGCCAAAAGCTAAATTTATTATCAGGTATCAAGACCGACTCATCTTAGCTGGTATTCCAGGAGAACCAACTAAGGTATTAATTTCTGGTAAGTATGACCAGCACGAGAGATTTGATTGGTATGCTGGTGGAGGATCGGTGCTCATTGAGCCAGATTCTGGGGAAAGCATCACTGGTCTTGCTACATACTACCAATCATCAAACTCAACTCAAACCATTATTGTGTTTAAGGAAACATCTGTATGGGAAGTTAAGTTATCATCTGTGACATATGGGAATACGTCAATCTTAACGCCAACATACCGACTATTGACTGGCTCACAAGGTTGTTCATCTCATAAATCTATTCAGTCTGTTGAAAATGACATTATGTTCTCAAATCGTAAGGGAATTTATATTCTAAGATATGAACCCCAGCTCCTTAACGTTATTAATGCCAATGAAATCTCTGCTAAAATTAGACCATTCTTCGAATCACTTTCTAACTTTGATCTGACTCACTGTTCTGCTTTATATGTGGATAAAAAATACATTCTCTCATTCCCATCCAGTAAGCAGAGCATTGTTTTTGATCGAGAAAGACTTTCATTTGTTGGCCCATGGACTACTCCGTTTGGTATAGCTAAGTGGGCGAGATATGTTGACGCAGATGGAATGGATAGATGGATAGCTATTGACTCAAATGATAACTATGTCACCGAATTTAGTAAGGGCTTCCAAGATGATAAGGGAGAATCAATTAATACCATTTTTAAGAGTAAGCGCGAGGACTTTGGCGACTGGACTATCTATAAGACACTACAAGAGATGTACTTTAATTTTAGAAATGTTATCGGGACTATAAATATAAATATTTACATAGAGGATAGGAGTGGCAGTACAATATCTGCAAAGACTTTTAGTATCACCTCAACTGGAGCTTCTGGAACTTCTGGTATCGGGACTGATGTTATGGGTGGGATAGGCATGGGATTAAGCACAAATGACGCAACTACTTTTGCTGGAGAGTTGCCAAAAAAAGTATATCTTTATAAATCATCTCGTATCGTACAATTAGAAATAAGGACCACAGATGCGACTAGTAATTATGAATTACTTGGGGTGAAGGTTTCTGGAATCCCAATGGCGCGTGGAAACAGTCCGTCATCTTGGTTAGCTAATTAATATTTTTTAAGTACACCTCTCCACACATATTTATAAAATCCCCGTTTGGCAAGTTGCTTTTCCAGTGATTTATCTCCCAGTCAACCCACTGCAGATTCCCTTGTTCATATCCTTTAGATGAGTCGATTCTATCTGGAGAAGCATTCTGATTACCAACTGACTGATGATAGGTTTTAGTACAGAATAACTTTCTTCCAGACAAAGCACATTCTCCAGTAAAATTAGAAATAAAATCTTCGTAAGTTAAAGTAAATAGGACCTTTCTTCTTTTGGCATTTCTAATAGTCTGTTGGAAAAACCACCCCTGTGGCTTGTCTGTAAAAATTGGATTTAATTTAGAATCTTTAAAATATTTTAATCTAT